TAGTTGTTAGTTAAGATATTTGGATTCATTATTTCGTCCATTGTAAATCCAAAACCTGCACAAATTATAGAAAGATATTTCAATACATTTCCACAATCTTCTTTTAAAGATTCTTTATTTATATATTGTTTATTAAATATCCCCTTTTTGATAACACTTGCTACATTACCTGATTTTTCTGTCAACCCAAGCACTCCGTTTAATAATAATCCTGTTGTAGCGTTACCATTATTTTGAGCAAATAAATTGATTTTCTCCATATCGTTATAATCATTTAATTCCATCACGAACCTTTGATATTCGTTTCCATTCATTTGAATTTTCCTCCTATTTATGATTATTCTTTCAATCCAACGATATAATATTTTATTTTCCCGTTATCATACTTCTTGGTTTCTAATATTCCGTTGACATATTCTCCAATTTTATCCGAATATTTATTATATGTATCTCTGTCAGAAAAATTATATTCTATACCCCTATATTCAACAGTAATCCTATAAGTTTCTGGATATGCTTGCGGTAAAACTGTCTTCAAACTAGGATTGTACACCATTGTTGTAAAAGCTTCTTCATAATACTTGTCAATCACTTTTACTCGTACAGTTGATGTTTCTGTACTAATACATTTTGTACAGCCAGTTAATGCCAAAACAAATGCCAATAACATTATTAAGGTGTATAAAAATTTCTTCATAATCCCTTTATTTATTCTCCTTATAACTAATCTCTTACATGCAATTCATTATGCCTTATTACTAAGTTCAAGAGCTATCTTGTAATTACTATTGCTATAAACCTGAACTCTCATATTGTAGAATTTATTTTTATTTATTTTTAGTAAATTTTGAAAGATTTTTATACACAGTTAAAGAACCATCCATCTTTCCAGAAAGGTATCCTACACTTTCTCTATCTACTTCTAAAGCTGATCCTAAACGACTAAGTGCTTCTAAATATGCATCAGATAAGTCAAAGGAATCGTCAAAGTTATGTTTTCTATATAAGGAATCAACTTCACTTATAATTTCAGTCGTTAATTTCATTAACACAATAGACTTATCTGAACTTTCTTCTATCTCATTATAAATATCCGTTAAATTTTTAAATTTGCTTTGGTATAATTTATAATCATTTGTTAACTGTTCCATTTTTTAATTCTCCTTTTGGTTATCTGTTTATAACAATTAAAATACCTTCCAAATATAAAGCATAAAAAATAAGATATCCCGCACTAGCTAAATACAATGTTTTGAATATGAGTTCACATAGACCATCTGTTGACCATTTTACTCCAACAAATAAATTTAAAATTCCTATAATTATCAAAATAAAATTAAAAATATTCATAATTTCACCTCCAAAAAAATATAAGAGTACATTCATTTTTGTACTCTATGAGAGCATCCTTATTCCTCATCATTACATGTTAGGATTGAGGTTTGTTCCAAGGCATTATATTCTCAAATGAGTTTCAGCCTATACGCTCATCGGTTGACTGACTTGTTAATTTCAGCCTTCACCTTTACCTTTTCACCATCTCAGGCTTTCAGTTCGTTTTACCTCATTTATATATTCTCTACTAGAACAAAGGAAATCTATGTTTACTGTGCTACTCAAACACCTTTACAAACTTCTCATAGTTACCATCTCTACCATTTGGAACAGCAAATACAACAGTATCGAAGCATTTATGAATAGTAGTTAAATATTCTTTAAATACATTCGCTACTTCTGTTGCATCTTGACCAAAAACCCCACAACCATAAGCTCCTAAAATAAGAGTGCTCACATTATTATCTTTTGCCATATCAAGAACAAATTTAATTCGACTTCTTAATACTTTAGTATTCTCTTCGTCTGACACGTTCTGATATTTCTGCGCAACCGACTTATTTGGAGCAGCACAAGTAATAACGCTACACTCTATGTGGCTATTCTCTCTAAAGAACCAAACACCAGGAGAAAATAATCCTCTGTTCAAATATAAAGCCTTATTCTTGTGTCGATTATTCCAATCATAAAACTCTAATACAAACTGACTCAACACATTGTACAAGAATGATTCGTGACATAAGCACTCTTCCTGTGCCTTACTACCATTTAGAAACATTCCACCTGGATTTTTATATGAAGAAAAATTAAGAACTGCTGTACTTGGATTGCCGTATTTCATTACAGCACCTACACTATCAATATTCTCTACAATAATCTTGGTATCTTTGTCTTCGATATCCTCTTCAAAATCCCTATTAAATGAATCTGTATCATAAATTTTTGTTGCAGAAATAGCAGTCTGAATACAACGACCATATTTATTCTGCATCTCTTTTGTATGTTTGCGAGCAGTTTCTGCTCTCTGTTCTTTATTCTGCCAATATTCTTTTATATATGCCATTTACTTATCATTCCTTTCTATATACAACCTTAATAGCTCATTGTTTCTATCAATCAAATGATTTACTTCTTCCTTTAATTCTTTATTCTCTTTTTCAAGTGTAGTTATTCTATTTCTCAACTCATCTTCCGTTGAAAATTTCTGAGTTCCAATCTGCTTCGCCTAAAATTTTCTTTCTTAATGAGTTCCAACCATCATCATAACCATCGCATTCAGAAGTTTCAATGCCCAAGTAATGTTCATTTGTTAATAGATCTACATATATTTGATTGTCAGGTGAGTTATAATCACAATGGTTACACATATTTATTCTCCAAAAATAATCTTCTTAGCCCAATTCATAGTTGCAGAACCACACATCTTACCAAAGAATTCACCAGCTTCGATAACTAATTCATTCTCTTCTTTTACACAATCCTCAAAAATTCTCTTAGGTAGATTCTGTACAACAATTCTCATGTCCTGTGGCTCAATCTTTTGAGGTAAAACACCCTCATCAATCATTTTGTATAATTCTTTTTGAACACGATTCTTTGTGACAATCTGCTCTACAATTTCAGAAGTCTTTGCTTTAGCTGCTAATTTCTGAGGATCTTCTACTTTCTGTCTGTGATTATCTTTCTTGATTTCACTAAGCTGTGAATTTACAATCTTTAATACAAATGGAGTTCTTGAGTTTAGGTTGTTAAGTTCTGTCTGATTCTTAACGACAATTCCTTCAGGTACATCAACCGCAATATCTGACTTGTGCATAAATGACATACAATGCTCCCAAGAGATAAACTCTCCATCATAAAATGTCTGAACATATCTCAGATTTAATTCATCAGCAAGTCTCTTAACCTCTGATTGAGGTAAATAACATTCATTCTTTTTGTCATATACATCGTAAAAATATGATTTACCATAAGCTTCTGGAATATATTTAATAGTATGTTTTGTAAGCCACTCCATGAAAAATACATAATTTGGATATTTTTGAAATGGTTCAACTGCCAATGTCTGTACCCAATTCCAGAATCCATTTAATGTGTTGTTATAATCAAGAGTCTGCCTTCTCGAAAATGCAACTAACTTATTTGTTTCTTTATCATAAGCAATAGCTGAATTGCTTCCATCTACCTTTTCCTGAATTACAATATGATCTCCTACATGGAAACCACCTGTATTCGCTACTGTTAATTCCGTATCTTCCTTAATACGTGAAATATCCATAAATTTCTTCTGTTCCAAGTTCAGTACCTCTTTTTCTATTTTTTATGTATATATTCTCTTATCTCAACTCAATCTCGCCGAATTTTAATGTATCATCTCTGAACATTTTATTTCCACGATACATACCAGCGAGACAACCCTTATATGAACTTACAAGTCCAATCCCCCAAGAATTTGCAAACATTTCAGCCTGTTCAATCGGTTTAACCAATGCTTCAAGCGTCTCTTTATTTGCAAAAATATATGGTCTATGCCCTTTTCTGTATATAAATTCTTCAACTTTCGTATTCAACTTATCAACATTTATCTTATCTACTATTGAAAATGTCTCCATTTATTGTTCTCCTTTCCGAACTTTAAATATAATTTTTTCCCACTATCCGTAAATACAGATATTATCTTCATTTAGGTAAATATGAGAAAAACTATTTATTATATCGTCATTCATATCATGAATCAAAATTATTTCTCACCTCACTCCAAGAAATGCTTCTTTCTTATTTCTCATATAAAGCTTTCTGAAACTGTTTTCTAAATTTTTTACAAGCTGATTCATTTTGGCTATCTGTTAATACTCCATGTATATAACAGTACTGACATGTATATAACAGTACTGAATTGAATGTAATAATTCTTGTAACCTCCCAGCATCTTTACCGAGAGTACACCCTTGTTTATTCACATACTTTTCCAAATTATCAAATAACGGATCAAAATTACTCATATCTACAACTTTACCCATACTCTTATTCTCCTATCTGATCTACAATACTCTGTAACTTATCAATATATATCTGAGCGTCTTCCTTGTTGAAAATCTTAAAATCACATGGGACAATAGTAGCTGCGCAGCTTTACTCACATGTGAACATTTTCCTTTCCTTTGTTTTTGTATTTATATTGTTATATTCTCTTGTTTGTCCTAAATATTGTATAGTTTTCGTGACAAACCAAGAAACCAAAAATTCATCTTAATTTACTCATATACTGTAATTGTCTTTGCTTCTTTCTGTCTAAAAGAATACGCACGAATTGGGTGAATCTCATATGGTGCAATATCTTCACATTTATGTATTTCTGGAAATTTTGTTCCATATATAGTAACCCATCTTCCATGTTGCATGATCTTTTCCAATGAGATTGTACTTATATTATGCTCTTTGTATTCTTTCATATAAGATTCTTCGCAAAGAAGATATTTTCTATCATAAGAACAACTTCCAACATTTTCGTTACTCTCTAAAGCTACAACAACCATTGGAATGTTATTATCTAAAACTACATCACCTATACTTGGTTTATACATATATATCTCCTTACATTTTATTTGAACTCTATCTTGTTCCTTTTTAATACCTTAACTGCTTTTTCATAATCAGTTTCAGCAACTTTAATATTTTTCATCTTGGACGGTTTTGGCTTAATCCAATGACGACATTCTGTAATATCTTCGTCAAACCACATTAGACCATCTTCACAATATTTGTGCCATTGGCAGTCACTGTTACCACATTGACTCATTTACGTATTCTCTTATCGTCTTAACAACCTATCTTTCTTCAATAAAACCATCAGGAATTATATCTTTATTTACAGTTATATATGGAACTTCACTTCTATCAAAAAAGTTACATGTCAAATATAAATTAACAATATATTTTTCTTCTCCAAGGATTGTTTCAGCGTTATCTACTATATATTGTCCACAATATTTAATTCTCTGAATAAGTTCATTACGGATAGACTGTTTTTTGTCTTTTACATTTCTGGTTATTCCTTCCATATTCTCTCTCCTTTCGTTAAAAAAGAAATTCCGCTTTCAATCGGTCTTGATTTTATGTTATTCTCTACTAAAACTTCATTCCTTTAAAGAAATATGTAATAACATCAATATTCCAACCATCTCCAAGAACATCTGCTGCTTCATTTCTTGTTAGACATTTTGTATATCCAGATGGAACACATTGGCACTTCTCTAATTCATCTTGATTCATATATCTAACACCCTCAAATACATTACCTGTATATCCATCCAAATCCTTTGCCATAATTTTTCTTTTTCCACCTGACAATCTTTCATATTCATCAACACAGTTCTTATAATGTTGTTCATCTTTAAAAATAAGAGTAGTAAATCCTGTTGAATAATATCTATGAAACATTTTCACAGGTGTAGTTAATGGTCTACTATCACTTACTAATAAATTTCTTGCTTTATCTCCATCTGAATATCCATCTGATAAAATATCCTGTAATAAAATATGTTTATCTTCTATTTCATTATTTACTTCAATATTTGTCCAATAATACCTCTTTCTTAATTCAGGTGATACAAGTTTCGCATCAACTTTATGTGGTGTCACACCCATTAATTCACTGATAAAGTCTCTATCATCATTTTTCATAGAAGCAACATTCTCCATAAAGAAATATTTCGGATTTATTTCTTTTAAAATTCTATAGCATTGTTTGAACAATCCTGATTTTTCATCATCATCAAGACCTATTCTTTTATCAGTTTTACAAGCAACCGAAACGTCTGACATGGACTACCAAACATTACAATGTCAATATCTGTTTCAAAATCTCCAACTTCTGTATGTAATACACCATCTTTATATGTAATCTTGTTCACATCTCCAATGTGAATTGTGTCAGGATAGTTGTCTTTTGTTACCTTAATCGCCACATCCTTAATTTCTGATGCAAAGTATTTACCAACCTTAAATCCTGCCTTATCTAAGGCAATGTGTCCACATGACATACCATCACATAAACTCAATACATTAAGCTCATAATAATTATTTTTTTCTTTATTCTCTGTCAAAATCCTTTAATCTACAGAGATTGCGCAATCATTTATACCTAGAATTTACTGTTAAATCCTTTCTTCTTAATATTATTTTGTTGTAAAATCACTCGAAAATGGGCACGTCTGCCTAATCGAATGTTTAATTATTCTCTTTTAATCCTTTAAAAATATGTGCAATTACATCTACCGTCCATCCATTACCACAAGCCTCATATCTTTCTCCTGTTTTAATACCATCAATCAATGTATAATCATCAGGTAACGTCTGTAGTCTTTCTACTTTAATTGGAGTAAAATGACGAATGTGATAATTTTCATCAATAATACCATTTGGATTAACTCTTCTTAATGTGAATGCTTTTCCATTGCTTCTTACTGCATTGCCAAATTTTCTACTATTCCCAATCTGTGTTGGTGTATTTTTAAATACACTCTTGTCAACTTTCGATTTATCATAGTTTGTATAATCCAACCTTGTCTCAGGTAAATATGTATGTTCTATATCATTTTGAACAATATCATCAATATAAATATGTTTATCTTCTGGTTGCTCAATGTTCGGAATATTCGACCAATACAATCTTTCTCTTGACTGTGCTGATACCAATTCACTATTTATCATTATTGGTTCTACTCCAAGAGCATCGGTAATAACCTTCTTCCATTTTTCAGCCATTTTTACATTTTCCAAAAGAAAATATTTAGGTTTAACTTCCTTTAAAATTCTTACATATTCCCAAAATAAATAAGAATATCCTTCAAATTCAAATCCCTTGTTCTTTAAATCTAAATATTGTTCAAGTGAAGTAATATCAATCTTTTCATCTTTGGTAGCCATTCCATCCATTTTCCCTGCGAATGAAAATGATTGACATGGACTTCCACCTATTACAATATCAATATTTTCAAAATTCTCTCCTTTGACATCTCTAACATCTCCAACTTCAATTATTTGTGGGAAATTCTTTTTTGCAATTTTTATTGAATAGTCACAAATTTCACTGGCATAATATTTTTCGATTGGAATACCAGCTCTTTCAAGTGCCAGTCTTCCACAAGATATACCATCAAACAGACTTAATACGTTTAATTTCTTCAATTTTTATCAGGAGTAAACTATAGTTTTTCTGTGCGCACAAAACTCTTTTCCTCCTTTTTTTTGTGTTATTTAATTTTCAAATGAAAAAAATATTTCTTGTTACTTTTTTGAAATTTATTTTGATATTTCTGATTCATACATTTTTTAAGCTTGTCTTTCCACTCTTCTTTTAACTCATCAATCGCTTCTTGGACAATATTATTACCAAGTGTCTCATTTATATCATCTGGATCAATAAGAACACAGTAACTATTTTTTAAATCTTCTCGTACCTGTTCATAGATAATGTCTATAATTCTACTCTTTAATTCATTAATACCATCTACTCCAAACAATGAATAAAGTGGCGTTTTACTAATTTCATTTTCTATATAACTAAGCCTATCTTCTCTCATATATTCTCCTAATCATGAATATCAAGCACTGTAATAAATCCATCCATATTATCAGTGATAGCCTGACTATATTTCTCATCAAAATTTTCATCCTTAATAAATTCCTTACCATTCCACGAATATCTTGCAATAGCTGATCCGTCAGGCAAGATACAAACATAGCATTCAAGGTTATCAATATTTAAAATATCACCTTGTTTTGCACCGTCAACAAGAATATATCCGTCACCGAAACCCATGTTCATAAACCAATCTTCTTCACGGAATATCCATTCAGGTTTAATATTTTCTTTCAATATAGATAGTAGACTTGACCAAAATAATCGACCATTTCTTCCTTGTTCCCCATAATAGTTCCAATTGTAATATTTCCGATTTTCAGAATCTTCTTTATCTACTTTTAATTTTAGTTCTGCCTTATATCTCCCGCCAATTTGATACCAATCCCATGTAAAAACTGGATAATCAATTACTTTTTCTTCATCTTCATCAGAATCATATATAAGTTCTGAATTATATGGCTTCAGAATTTCTGCAATTTTATTTTCACTTGGTAATTCTTTTGTAAGCAAATGAACGCAATAATGCATTTAATTTCACCTCCGTAACGATATTCTCTTTTTACATTCCAATGAAACAACGGTTTCATAGTTATTTGTTTACTACATATAGTAGCGTATTGTCATTTTTATACTATATATAGTAGCTATTTTATAACTTTAAAATCCTTCCTGTAATCCACTCCAATCTTGATTACATTCTGAGTGTGCTTCACTTTTTACTGTCGCAATAACTTCTTTTATAAACTCAATTGAAAGTAAATCGTCTTTTATTTTTTTGTTCTCTTTTCTGAGTTTTTCTAATTCAGTTTCATGAGCGTGTACTTTATGTTCTAGTTCATATACATATTTTCTTAATGCTCTATTTTGTGATTTTTCGTCAGTTATTTCACATATTTCTTTCCATCTATCAGATGTTGGATTTACATCAATCATTCTATTCTCCTAATCATACTCATAATCATCAAGCTCCACTGCTTTACCGCATTCGGGACAATCACACCAAGCGCCATCTGCCCAATAATCAGTTTTAAAATCAACATCGTTGTAATCCACTTCCACCTCTTCATGACAAAATGGACATTCAAAAGTTATATAAGAAGGCACACTGACAATTGTATAATTTACACCATTATTCATATTAACCACCTATTTATTAATTCTCTTTTCTTCTCATAACTAACTCAAATTCTGTACTAGGATATGTAATTGAGTATTCCTCTTTCTCACCTTCAGAGTCTTCCATATTACCCATAAACCATTCATATACAGCAGCTATCGCATCATTTGTCACATCTATCTTATTACCAACCCACTTATGTTTTTCTGTATCTTGAGTTCCATAATAGATTATATTTGTAATTGGACTCACTCCGAAACCTTTCTTCTTTGTCATTTAATTATTCTCCCTCTATTTCTAAATCAAGCCTTTTTCAATTAATTCACTTAAATATGAATATTTATCTAAGTCAAATAAGTCAATAGAATCATCTTCACCAAGAACCCATTTATCACAATTCTCGGTAGCTTCCATTTCATCAATCCAGTTGTCCCAATTATCTGCAATAAGCTGGCAAAACTTTTCTCCACTTCTACGCAGGAAGCATCTACCAACCCATTCAGCTTTCATTTTTCGACTAGGATAAACAAGTGTGAAATAAATACCATTAGCAATCAAAGCATCTCTGACTTCCTTGTGGCTACTTGTAAAAATATAATCTACTTTTCCAATATTCTCTTTAATGTGCTGAATATAATTATCAGGAAATTCAGGATTACGATGTTTTTCAACATCTTCTAAATTTGTCGAATCACAATCATAGCACCAGCTAAATTTACTACTATCACTATCGAGAATTTTATAACCTTCTTTACTTAATCTTTCAAACGCATATGTTTTCCCACAAGCAGGAAACGCACTAATAATTTTTGTATTCATTTTATTATTCTCCTATATTAAATACATTAGCATCACCAATTGCCAAATCTTTTATATTTATAAAAGCCTTATAATTATCTTCCATAGTTGTAATCAATATCTCATCAAATAAATCTTCCATCATACCAAAGAATCGTACAGACGGATAAAATCCTGGATATTCTTTCGAACGGTATTTATTAACGTTGCCTCTTAATACAGGAAGTCCATGCCTTCTACGCTTGTTGTTATTCCAATGGATAGGATCGTCATAAAAAGCTTTCTTCTTTCGTCTGTACTCTTCTAATTCTTTTCTTGCAAGTTTATCAAATTCTTTTTCTCGTTCTGTTTTCGGAGGTTTGCCATGAATGATGTTGTCAAATTGTTTTCTGATATTATCGTTTGCTGTCTGCATTTCTAAATCACTCACCTTATCAAAGTTCTGAGCAGCATTTAATAGTATGCTCTCCAAATTGTCATTCTCCATAATTATTTTATAAACTCAACGCTTCCATCAATACATGTTTTTATCTTAAAACCTTTACCAGTAACTAATATTTTCTTATAACCATATCTCTTTATCCACTTCTTATTTATTCTCTTTCTTTTATGTCTTCTAACCTGAACAATTTTTGTATATTGAATATCATAAGCATCTGGCTGCTTTGCCAAATCTAATCCCAATATTTTCATCAGTTCATCGGTATCAATTAACTCATTTGTGTTTAAAGACAATTCATATGTTGGATGATGCAAAAATGGTACAATTTTTCTTTCGTTTGTATCATGTATGTAGTCAGTTTTAGAGTTATAATTCAATGAAATATTTATAGCGCCATTTAGGCTACCAATTTTGCTGTTTGTTTTTGCATCAAACATATCTAATTCACTATCTTTTTCTTCTATTTGCAAATTCTCACCTCAATTTTTATAGAAATATATAAAATTTTTCTTGAAACGAAAGTTTTATTAAAAATTTATTTCACCGTAAACAACTCTATTATTTTCTCTGGTACATGACTTTCTCTTGCCCTATCAGGCGTCATAACAAACACACACCAACCGCCTGACACTACATACTTACCTGGATAATTTTCATGTAAATATTCTTTAACTTTTTCGATGAATTTACCTTGTGCTTTACCAATATCATTGTAAGAATATTCATCTTCGTATTCTGATTCATCAATATATTTGCCAAATATCATTGATCCGTCTTTTACATCTTGCAAAAATCGGCTATATTCATTCTCTACAATTTCATACATTTCCTTCTCCTCAATTTTCAACAATGACTTCAATATAATTCTTTGATATGGCAGTAATTCAAATCTTATTAGTTCCATAAACTTATCAGGATGTTTGTTCCAATAAGCTATTTGTTTATTCCATCTTTCATTGCGAATATTATTTTTTGAGTCACTAATAGATTTAATATACCTGCCATTTTTAAACTTTATTTTCATAATTTTATACCTTTATCTGTTCAAATCAATTTTTTACATTGACTTTGCAATTTCATTAACTTGATTATTAAGAAGCTTTACAATTAAACGCTTCTTAGCAAGGTTCAAACCTTTATCAAAATCAAAAGTATCATCCTTACAACATGTAGCTTCTGCTTTAAATAAATCACATCTAACCTGAACCTTTTTACCATTATCTCTTACGTAATATAGGAAACCTCTTTTCTTACCATTAATATCAATAAAATCGTTATTATACATTACATTCCACTTACTCCAAATTCTTTTTACAGGTGTCTCAACCTTTTCAAAATACTTTTCATACTCGTCATATGACATACAGCCAAGATGACAACCTCCAAACTTAAAACAGATTACTCCACCTTCCTGAATATCAGTTACTTCACAAATCTCACCGATGTTGTCAAAAACACCCATCTTCTTAACTAATTTAATTCGATCGCCTTTAATCATGCCACTTTGTCCTCCTTATTCGTAAACTTTTTGTTAAATGCATCGATAGCCTTCTGATCTTCTGCCGTTACATCATCATTGAATCTTCGTCTAGCTTGTACAATTCTATTGTTCCTTACTTCAATCGTTACCAAACTTTCTTCTGGTTTATTTTTCTTTCTCAAGAACAAAATATGACAATCGCCATTAATCACATCATCTATATATGAACTGACACAATTTGACATTTGCACAGATTCATCTTTGATATCTTGTGTAGATTTTGGATAGATAAATACATAGTCGCCAAAAGAACACTCATACTGCTTATTTATTCTCTTTCTAAATAACTCCTCTGAAAATTCTTTTTTCATTCTGCTATAATTTCTACAAGCAATTTTGTGTGTTGTAAGAAAATTTTTAGGATATTTATCATATTTAGGACTAAGCTCTCTCATTAAACTAGCATAATCGTATAGTTCACGAATTAAAAAATCCATATCTTCAATGGCTTCAAATGTTTTAATTCTATCCAAATACAACCATAAGTCTTTTGCATTATATCCATATTCATTTACCAACTTGTTAAAAAATGAGTACCATTCTATTTCCCCATTATTATTATTCCAACGAGAATCTTCTTTGCTCCAAATAACATAAATATCATTAAGGGTTAAGCTAAAATAATCAAGAGTATATGCTATATAATGCGCATCCTGATTTTCTTTATAATATTTAACCATCTCATTTGATATTTTAATAGAATATTTTTTGCACAATTTAATTAGAGATTTCGGAATTTCATTTATAGAATATTGAAAATGACAACGATCTGTAATGATATCCTCAAGTCCTGCCGAAAAGATCTGCTCAAAATGTGCGTATTTAGATACTCTATCAAGAATTGTTCCTATATTGTCTATTAAATATGAATGGCTTTCTGCGTTCCTAATAAATCGTAGAAACTTCGCATATTGTTTATCATCACAACAATCGAATAATTGTTCTAAATAAAACCCTCTTAATTGACTACACAAATTTTTTACTGGCTTGCCTTTTATTCCAATTGCAGTGTTTGTTGCAAAATCGTACTTTACAGTACGACCATCTTCATAGTCAAAGATGAGATATTGTTTATCTTTATATACTCTCATTTATATCATCCTTATCCAAATTCACCATTTAAAACATTTCAGTCTTATAAAACTTCATCTACAATGCCATATTCAACTGCTTTATCTGAATGAATATAAAAATCTTTCTTCTTTTCACGAATATCTTTTACTTTATCTCTTGTAAGTTTAGTTCTATCAATTACATATTCTTCATTCTTTTTATTTAACCAATCCATTTCTTCTCTGTCTTCTACTAAATCCTGATACTTTCCACTTCTCCAACAACTCATCTGATGATACATAAAAGTAGAGTGTTTATAACAGTATCTTTTGTGACCAGCTAAGAAAATCTTAAATGCTGCACTCATGGCATAACCAGTGCAATATGTATAGATTGGAGTTTTACTATTGAGGATAATGTCAATTAATCCCCACATATCATAAACAGAACCACCATAAGAGTTGATATACAATTTAATTGGTTCACGCCTATAATCTTTCTCTTTTTTATCCTTTTCATCATCAGATTTAATCAATCGTAAAATATTCCATGTTATACTTCCAACCGATTCATTATCTATGTCGTCAGATAAAAATAATATCCTCTCATCTGTGTTTGCATATATATTATCTTTTGAATTCATAAAACCTCCTAATTTTTATAAGCATTTATCAATTTCTTTACGCAACTGACATAATACCTCGTATGCTCTATTGCCTATCTTAGATACACTATCTTTTGGGTTATTTCTGTATTTAGAATTATTTATTAAATCTTCAATACCATTTGTAAGTATCAGAATAATTTTCTCTTGATTTTTATATCTTATATCATCAATTTGTGGGGCTCCATATGGTTCGCTATATCCTACCAACATTTGTATAACTTCCAACAATGATTCATTCGCCATTAAAATTCTCCTTCTGTATATGGCTTATCCCAACACTTTTTACAATCATTTTCGCACGAAACTTTCTTACTCAAATGGCTAACACAAAGAAAAGGGTGTCCTTTCCACATTGAAGCGTTCGGGAACATTTTTAGAAAATGCTCTTTTCTAGTTTCTACCTGATGTTCGTCGCTCCATTTCTGAACAATTTCTATCGCTTCATCGGGATATGTTCTTTCAAACACTTCACATGGCAAGTCGGTCTTGTTATTGTCATTACTAATCGGACAATCTTCACAAGCTATTTCGCAATTCTTAATCATTCTATTCTTTTCTTTAAAATAATTTTCTGTGTATCCGCAATCAACTTTCATTTTTCTATTCTCCTTTATTTAATATAATATTTTCTAAATGATTATGTGGGTAGGGATTTTCACCCTACATGATTCTGCTCACACTACTTACTTTCCTATACCAGATTAGCTAATTAATCAGCTAACACAGAATCCTACCCTGTGTGTCTACATATTCCACCACCACATATTTTTTTAAAAATACTGCTTCAAATCCAATACAAATGTATTTTTGTAATGCTTTTTTATCGTTATTACTGAATAACTGTCTCTCATCGACCAAAATAAGAGAACCATGTTTTACTCTTTCTTCCAACTGTATTGGAGTTATAACTATAGGTTGAAACTTTCTATAACACTCGCAAGCCCATTTAGCTGACATAATGTTTGATTCAATAAGAGGAATTTTGTATTTTCCACTAATCTTCATTAGATTATATGCTTTTCCAATTCCCCTACTGTTAAAATGATATAGCCTTTTTATATGTGTTTGCTTCTTCTTTACATAATACTTCAGCTCATGATATAATGCTTTTGATCTTAATAAATATGACCATGATTCTAATCGTTCATAAAATTTCATATATATGGCATCATCTCCTTTTCTGTATACTATATATAGTAGTTATGTATTTATCTAACCACTACATATTGTGATATAAACTGCATGAAATCCGTCATTCAACCGAAAATTTTCTCAATTGTTGCTAATTTAATCTCATCTGTAAATCGTGAACCAGCAGCTTTTGGATGACCACCACCGCCAAATAATTTAGCAATATCATATCCTAAATCTATATTCTCTTTTACAGTTCTATAAGAAACAGTTTTTCCATCCATATTAATCATTGCTACGAAATCAATCTCAGGATGCATCAAGCATAACTTATTGCCAAGTTCGCTAAAATAGTTTTCTGCAAATACAAAACCACACTTCATACCACAAAATTCTGTGATATACATCGTCTTATCTTTTGATTCAATATATTTATCAATTTGTTTCTGTTTGAGATTTAACACAAGTTCGTCTTCTGCATACAGTTTTGGAAATACTCCATCCTGAATTTCAGAAATACACCACTGAATAAATCTGTCTCTATCATATAAATACAATAAATCATTTACTTGTTTACAGATAACACCATCTTCACCAAGTGTCGCCCAACACCAAGTGTCATAATTTCTCACTAATTCAGCAAATTCTTCTAATGATTTATTCGCCTTTAATTCATCGTCAAGATAACCATTTAACACTAACCAACGATAAAATAACATTGTCCCAGACGTCTTAATACCATCTTGTCCATCAATCGAAACAGTACACCAATTATATCTATTAAGTCCAAGTGCGGTTGGATGATGGTCAAACAACTTAACATTTCCTCTCTGATTCAATAAATCTGCCACTACATCATTAACGCTAATATCAGTAATATAAATAGGAATGCTATCATCCCAATTGTTCAATATATAATCTTGTACAGTCTTATTAATATCATCATAATTACAATACGATACATCCATATTCTCTTTTCCGAATGCAAGCTGTGCTAAAATAGCACAACCTACACCATCCATATCTGTATGTGTGAATAACTTTATCATACCTTACGTATCTCCCTTCTCTTGAATATATTGAGTCATATCAATATATCTGTCATATTTCAGCTCTAACAAATTTTGTATTCAGAAATCCACCATTCCTGTTCATTAGTCTCTCGCCATTCACCATCAATTTTTTTCATCTTTGGTTTTTTATACTGGTTTGTGACTTTTACAATATCTCCACGTCTAATAGGATTCTGTTTAAATATTTTCTTGCTAATTTTTACTGGAATCGTGTTGCCATTTGCCAGCGCATATAATTTCAATCGTGGCGAATAGTCAACATTAATATCTTCCACAAAACAATAACCTGCATATTTTTTATCAATTATATCCATGTACCCAAGTACAGAATACCTAGCCAATAATCTTTCTTTAAAGGTTATTTTTTTATTAAAATTTTTAGTAACTTCTGATATGATTGCTTTTGCATCTATCTTCATAAACGTTTGAACTGTCTCTGATACGCAGTGTTTTCTAACTACATCAAAATCTATCTCAAGTTTAAATGCCTTGTCCTTTTTTAATTGAGATAAAAACTTTTTATTCTTATAGAGTTGAAGGAATATATGAAGATAGTTGAGAAGATATTTTATATCACCAAAATCTGAAAAATACTCAATACCAATAAGGTCTTTTATTCTACTTTCTGCTATGCCTTTTTCTCTAAGAGCGACCAATAAAGAGCCAAAATCCTCAAACTTTTTTTGTCCTAATTCATACAATGTATTTGCTATAGTCATCGAAAAATTTTTTATAGATGAAAGAGACGGATTTATACAACCTGCTTCTTTATCTACAGAAAATTTTCTATTATCCAAACCGAATTTATATGTACCAATTCGAATTCCTGCATATTTAAGCATTTCTATTTTGTATGCAGATACCTTATCCTTATCTCCTTTGTCAGAATAATGTTGCATCATAATCGAATAAAACTCATAAGGATAATGTGCTTTACAATACGCTCCATAGACAGAATCAAAACCGTAACTTAGGGCATGTGAAGCATTAAAAGAATACTTCGATGCAGCTTCTATAATCTCCCATGTTTTTTCAAAGCCTTCATCAGTACCCACATTTTTTATCCAGCCGTTTAACAGTTTGGCTTTTAATTCGATTAATTCTTTTTCTTTAAACTTCTTTTTACTGATTTTCTTAATAATGGCATATGTTTCAGTCTGTTCAATACCTAACCATCCAAGATAAGTCATAATTGATTCCTGATACATCATATAATGAAAAGAATCTTTTAATAAATTATCTAATTCTGTTACACCAGTTGTATATGGAAGTCTATTTAAAAAATTATCCAACTGGGTTTTAAAACCAGGTCGTAGAGCTGCCACTAAAGAAGTGAGCTCCACCATGTTTTGTGGTTTATATTGTTTACAACATTGCACACCAAAATTTGATTCGCATTGGTTTATGCCTAATGTACAACCACTAGAATACACGTCCCAAGTTTTTTTATCGTTTTCAATTAGCTTTGTCATTTCAGGAACAGTTGGAGTCTTAACTCCTGCTGCTTTAAAAATGTTGTTAATAGTAAGCCAAATATCTACCTTTAGTAGATCATTTTTTACAAATTTATAATTTTCAGCAACCATTCCATCGATAACAGTCGTAATAACTTCTTTTTTAGTGGCTTCAGATTTACATCTAATTAAGCCAACTTCACGTCTTATGTCTCCGTCATATATTAAATACCCACAAGGTGCTTGTGATTTTGAATTAATAATTCCTCTATATTTTTTACTTTCATCAATATATTGCTTATATTTTTTATCCACAAAATCATATAAATCGATAGAATCTGTTGAATCATCATCTGTATGTTTTAAAGCTTTTTCATATTCTTTAATCTGACTCGTAATATCATTTGATATTTCGAAATCTAATCCTTGGGATTTTGCATACAATTTAAACGCAGATGATACTTGCAGAGGCTTGTATGAAATCATTGGATAAGCGTGTCCTTCCCCCATTACCTGCTTTTGTGCTTTTGCAAATATTTCTGGAGTACCCAGATTTAAATCCAAGTCTGGCAAACTCTTTGTCTTTAATATTCTCGTCTTTGAAATAAACCTATCTGGATATAATTTAACAGGAGAAATAAAACGGTCAATATTACTAAACCCTAATAATGAATTAATATAATATGAAACGCCACTTCCTCTTCCTGTCTTTGTAATAATACCTCCATGAGATACTCCAATTTTTACAAGTTCATAGTCAATTAAAAAATAGTCAGACATTTTTGTTTCAATAATTGCATTTAATTCATATTCAATGCCTTTTTCATATTCTTCATATCTTTCTTTTGGTATTGTATTTTTTATTTCATCCCACTTAGAATATACAAGATTTCGTAAGGTTGCATCTCTCCATTCTTGTGATTTGCTTCCTACCCATTCACCATTAAAGAGATAATTCTTGGGTAATTTAATATTTTTATTCAAAACAATATCATCAAAATCCAATAAAATATCTGTGTTATTAATACATTCATCTATTTGTTCATCATTCAAAATGCCTTGTACTTTTAATCTCCTTCTGGCTTCAGATTCATCAGGGTAATCCATATACCACCCTTCTTCATCTTCATCATAGGAAATTCCTCTTCCTTCTAAATAATTATCTCGTTCTTCATGTTGGTCTGGATATATATAATGGCTATCACAACCAAGTATAAGTTTGATTCCCAATTTATTATGTAGCTCAATAATTCTTTTGTTAATTTTTTTCTGGATGTCAGTGTCATGGTATTGAATTTCGAGGAAAAAGTTGTCACCAAAATGCTGAAACAACTTTTCTGTAATTTCTTCTATATCATCGTAAATCCAATATTTTAAACATGCCGTAGTCACCATTACATTTTGTGGTTTTACTTTTAATAAAAGTTCAATGTCTATTCTTGGTTGTCCATAAAATCCGTCTATGCTAGCAATTGAAAGGATTTCATTTATATCTCTACGACCTTCTTCATTTTTTGCTAACAAAACAATGTGACAGTTAGTTCTATCTTTGACAAATTCATTAGGAATTATATTTCCTGTTTTTTTATCAAATTTAGGGTATTCAGCTAACCTATCTTTTACCCAATAGGCTTCTGCTCCAAAAATAAATTTCAGTTTCTTTTTTCTATATTCATCTTCAGATAGCTCTCCACTATCTACTTTTTTATGAAGTGCATCATTATGTTTCTGCACTAATTCATATGGAACATAGTAATTGCTTTGATAGCCATGTTCTACACTGGAAATTACATTTTGTCCAAGTTCTATAGCTCTGTGGACATATTCATCATAAGAAGTTGCACAATCCCCAACTAACACATTGCTATATGAAGTATGTTTATGATAATTTTGCATAATACCTCCTATTCATAGGAATCAGTTTCAGGGTTATATCTCCTATTGTTCTCTTTGTTTTTCTTGCTGGTTAATTGTGGCTTATACTGGCAAGCATTGTTTCTCTGTGAACACAAATTCCAACAATAATATGCATCTGGATTGCAAAGGAATTCTGTTTCATTCTCAATCAACTTTATAGTGTCTTCTGCCCATTTTATTGCTTCATCATAATCCTCTTTATTAAATGGGAGTTTCAACCAATTTTTATCCTTAAATAAATTCCACCATAACCCATCAACATGCCCATATTCTTCTAGTACAGGTTTTGCATATAAGCAAAGCTGCCTAATAAATTCTCTGACATGTGGCTTGTCCGATTTACTTATATTGCCATTTTTTAAAAATTTTATAGATGCACTTTTATGATCTAAAATAATGATTTTACCTGTACTTTTTTCTTTCAAGAGTAAATCAATATAGCCAATAAAATCCTTATTAGCAATCTGAAATTTAACCTCTTTTTCAACTCCTAATATTTCATAATTTTCAAGGTCTAAATCTATATTGTCAAAATAATCTAATCCTTTATCAAAATACGATTGTTTTATGTCAGTATACTTATTAGGTGGTGCGTCATGCACCACCATTTCAGAAAACAGCTTCTCATATTCTTGACTAATTTCAAAAAGTGAAATCTCGCCCTTTTCGTATTTCTCAAGAACTTTGTGACAACAGCCACCAAACTCTCCGAAAAAACCATTTTCGCCTTTTTGACACATTACATATCTCTCGTACCATTCATGTGGGCAATTATAGAACGAATTCAACCTTGAAAAACTCCAAGTCATTGTATCTAGTAAAAAATCTAATTCTTCATCCATCATAATAATTATTCTCCTTATTTATCTGGGAATTCATTGTCTATAGACCTATCCATATATGGAAGTTTATCAGTATATACGTTGTTGTCCCACGCAAACTGCTTATCGTATTCTAAGTAATTTGTGTAAAATCTTCTTGAAACCAAATCGTACCAAAGCCCGACTTGAACATCTGATTTACCAAACATTCTGTCTTTCATAACAGTTAGTACAACATCATAGTTTTTCCATTTACATTTAGTATCAGCTTTTTCTTTTTTAGATACCCTTCTTAGTCCAATAGACCTCATAGCAAGATTAATAATATTGGAACTGCCTGCAATATCGTACATTTCAATATCAGAATTACTATCTTGGGTTTTTCTTGGATGTGCAATAAGAACAACTGCAACATTAAATTTAACTGCAAATTTTATTAGAAGATTAATAAAATTTGTCTGAGCTGTATTTTTATCGCTTTCATCACACTTCAAATCTATCATCATTAGATTGTCAAGTACAATTAGTTTGCAACCAAATTTTCTAACACACTCTTCTGCTGATTTTAAAACAGATTCAAAATCATTTGATTCATCGTCTTTATAAATAAATAATTTTTTATTATAAAAACTCTGCATTTTCTTTTGTATTGCAAATGGTACAACATAATATTTCTTCCCATTATTACTTTGTTTTTCTACCATATTTCTACGTCCAGCTATAATTGTATTGAACCAATTAGCAGATAAACGTTCTGGGAGTTCTTTGGAGTACAGAAATACAGGGTTTCCACCGTCAATAGTTTCTGCAATAGCTTGGTCAATTAAAGATGTTTTTCCCGAACCTGGTCGTCCAGATAAAATTGTAAGTGTTCCATAAAACAGTTTTACAAGCTCATCATCTAACGGCTTAATGCCAGTTTTTACTCCATCCATTTGAGAAACATCAAGTTCTTCAATTTCTGAATAATCAACAACACTTTTTACAGGCACATCCTTTGCTTCGGAGATAAGATTCATAACAAAATCTTTACCGCCGACTTGTAGACAGTCATTAATATCTTTTAACGGAACTTCCTTACCATTATCTTTTTTAAAAAATTCAGGTGTTGATATGTATTTTGTTCTCCAAGTTCCAAGACGATATATACATTCTTTTCTCATCTTAATGCCAGGTTCATCATTGTCAGACCAAATAACAATTGAGTCAAAATTATTTAACCATTCCCAATTTTCTTCAATCCAATGAAGATTACCAGCTCCTAGGGGAACACTTACAGTATTAATATATCCTGCTTCAACAGCGCTTGCACAATCTGTTTCTCCTTCTGTAATAAGCAAAGGTTTTGAGGTATTGACTCTATTCATATTAAATAGAAGAGATGATGTATCAGAATCTTTTTGACACCACGTTTTAGATTGTCCTGAATGTTTTTCTATCGTTTTCGCTGGTCTATATTTAACCATTGTCAAAACATCATTTGTGTCATAAAAATTAAACACACCATTACCATGAGCATCTTCACGAATGTCAAGATAATCAATAACATTTTTTGATATACCACGCTTGCCCCAATAATCAATTACATGTTCTTTTCCGTTTATTGGTTCTTCGTGCGGGTATCTATAGTTACGACGAGTCTTTACATCTTTTTCACCAAAACTGTATTCAATATTTGCTTCTTCGAATAGATGCTTGACAGCTTCTAAAAATGTATTTCCTTTTTCCATTAAAACATCGATAATATCCACTGTTTTATTGCAGCCAAAACAATGGAAGGTCTTGTTTTTCTTGTTATATATAAAGCTTGCTGTATCTTCACTATGATATGGGCAACAAGATTTTAAATTTTTTTCGTCAAAATTCTCTAATTCAAGTAGCTCTGCCATTAAAAATGCATTATTGTCACCAAGTTTATCTTTAGCTTTTTCAATGTCAGTTTTTTCAATTAACACCTACTCACCACCTATGCTCTAAATTCTTTTTCGTAGAACAATTTTCTAAGTCCATACAGAATTTGAACAGGTTTTGTTGAATAATATGACTTTGATAATTCAATATTTCTTCTGATAAATTCTATAGGCACTTTGTTTTTAAATACCATTGTATTTATTGCTCTATATGCAATTGGAAATTGTGTCTTATCTTCTATACATTCCATATAGGAATCAACACAATCTCTAATTTCTTGTTTCATACCTGCACAATCCCAGTGATAATGTTTCTTGTTTATAACCACGGATTCAGGTGCTTTGACCTTTTCTCCGTGGTGTAAACAATATTTTCCGTATGCGCAGACATATTCTTTTTCTTTTTTATCTGCCATGTCCACCTCTTTTAATTAAAAGGGAGGTCTTCATCCATATCTATAAAACCTGTATCTGCTGAAGTATTAGAATTAGATGTATCACCAGGTGCGTTTTCGTTCGCAGAACTCTTGCTTTCTGCGAATTCTACCTGTTCTACAATAACATCTGTTGTATAAACTTTCTGCCCATCTTTATTTGTAAAAGAACCAGTCTGAATATGTCCCTCCACAACAAACTTTGTACCTTTATGTCCATACTTCCCAATAAATTCACCAGTCTTACCAAAAGCTACACAACTAATAAAATCGGCAGCCTGTTCTCCGTCCTTCTTAAATCTGCGGTCAACAGCAAGAGAAAATCTTGCTACTGATGTATCTCCGCTATATCTTACCTCTGGATCTCTTGTTAATCTTCCCATTAAAATCGTCTTGTTCATGTATTTTATCCTCCTTAAAATTATGCCTGTACTGACTGGATTTCCTTAATTTTTGTCAAACAAGCTTTTGCTTTCTGTACATCCTTAATAGCATTTGGATTTCCGCTAACTGTGAACTCCTTTAATGTTGTCATAAGTGTTTCATTCTTAGTTCCACCAAGTTTAGTACAGAGTGAAATAATCTCTTTTTTAATGTCTGCAATATCTTCTACTGATTCTGTTGTTGCGGTAGATGCTGTAAACTTAGGCTTCGTAGGTTCTATATCAGAAGCATTTGCCCACTTAATAATCTTCTGACCATGTGCTTCTGTAAGAAGTGTTGCATTATCGTTCTCAAAGATATGAGTGTTATCCTTCTGTGGTTCTGCCATATGTGTCTTCTGGTCTACTGTAAATGTACATGTGAACTCATATTCGAAGCCATCTCTCTGCTTTGCACCAACACCAAGTTTCTTAACACTTGTCTTACCTCTGTCATCTTTCTCAATTTCGTATTGATCCTTGCCTCTCATAGTAGCAATTAAATGAATAGGGCTTGTTGCTAACTTGTTAATAAATGCGTCATGTCTAGGAGTTACCTTACCCCATGCCTGATATGTACCGCCAGCTTTCTGCTGTAATTCAAGACAACCACCTTTTCCATCCCACTCAGGAGAAGTGCTGTCCATAAGAAGAATGTCGTACCCTTCATTTACAGCAAAATCAATTGCATCCGAAAACTGTTCAGGATTAAAAGGTTCTACAAGGTCAATAATGTCATAATCAAACTCATTAGCATAATATCTGCCTCTTGCCCCCTCAGTATTAGCCATTAAAATTTTACAAGCTTTTCCTGTAATTTTTTCAAGCTCTGCTTTCATTCCTGTAGCAAGTCTTAATGCTGAGTAAGTCTTGCCACCACCTGAAGGAGCCATAAGTGCTACCTTTGTATAAATTTTTTCTCTTACTGCCTTTTGTACTTTAAATGCCATTTAAAATGTCCTCCTTATATGTAAATAAAATTTTTAACAACCTTTATCTAAACGTCCAAACGGACGGAACATAGGGATAAAATCTATGTAAACAGTGGTTTTTGGGCGTAGAAACCCAAGGGTATGCTATTGCCCACCCATACTTATATTCTCTATTCAGTTTTGATTTCATTGGAATTTTCGACTCGAACAAGTCAAGATTAATTGTTTAAGAAATTTCTAATATCATTCATCATCTGTTCTGATTCATTGATTAGATATCTATAAGTATCTTCACCATCATAATATTCAAAATATGGTATTGGTTGTTCATTCTTATCATACATCCAACCTAATTCTGAATATGCATCAAAATATACAGATACATATTTTCCATTATAGCTAATTACAAAACGGATAATTGCGCCCGCAAATGGTGGAACAATCAGTACATCCCATTCTTTATCAAAGTGAAAAGCAGGAAGTTTTCTCGCCCAACCTCTGTAATCACATATCTGCTCTATTTGAGCCAACATTAGCGACTTATTTACTTGTTTCATAATGTCATTTTCCCCTCCAGTTTTATATTCTCTTTACTTTAACAAACCTGTATGGTTGATGAGTATTTGGATACGTCTTTTTATTTACTTTACTAGCAAACATATCATATGGTCTAATCCACACTTCTCGATCTTTTAAACTCTTATATACAACCATGTCCTCTTCTGTTTCTGTATTAGTTCCAATAGCAACAATCGTATACAAACCACCTTTAAAATGCTTAACTACATCTCCTGGCTGAAAATTTCTATCATATGCGAAGAAATCATTAACTCCGTTTAATTCTACATGTCCTAAAAGTTCAACTTTCATGTTTTCATCGGACTTACAATTTGGATTTCCAGTTATACTCTCTATGCATTCCTCATTGTCGTAAATATCGCTTAATCTAATACTCTCTTTGTTTCGCAACCTACTTATTAACCCTTTATCTTTTGACATTATTATTTTTTCCTCCTGTGTTTATTTATGTTAAATAAACTTTTATAAATTATTTGTCAAAGTCTTTAATATCATTACTTTTAATTTCTACTATATGTATTCTCTGTTTAATATTGTCGTTATTATCAACTCCCAGTCCATCACAATTAAGTATAGGTTGAACATATCGTAATATAGATTCATTAATTATTTTTCTATCAATTTCACTTTCAATTATTACACCGTTAAACCTAAGTCCTCTTATAGGAATAAAATCATTCGCACACCAAACCTGAATCATACTTCCATTGTTCCAGCAAATATCTACATAATGTTGATATTTGCTAACTTGTATATCATTTAGAACATATGATAAATTTGCAATACACTGCATGACGATACGTCCTTGTTCTGGACTTTTTACAAATATACCACACCTATATCTATTTAATTCTTTGCACAAATGTATTTGTTCTTTAAGAGCTTGTACTAAATTCATATATAACTTACTCCTATTTTTTTATATAATAAGACATTGTAAACAACATTGTTCCCAAGGATGCTCCAAATCCTAATAACCCTGCTATATCATTCATCATAGTAAGCTTAAAAAGGCAAACAGCACAAAGTACTAATCCAATAATAAATTTTAATATTTTCATCTTTTATCCTCCAGTATGATAATTCATCAGTTTTTAATTTCCTGTAAGTTTATTTATTTCTTGCCTCCAACTATATATTCTCTATTTAATTTTTGCTTTTAATGAATAATTGATTACACTGAAACTTGTTTAGTTGTTTTTTCTTTGAAATAATCAGAAATTTCCCAATGGTCGCAAGGTTCTGAAAAATGTTTATTGTTCCCTTGACTAAATTTTGTTCCCATATATTTTTTATCAAGACCGCACCAATTATGCCATGCCTGTTTTACACCCCAATCCTGTGTTATATATGTTTCTGAGCATCTATGTTTGCATGTAGAACAAATATGATGAACCTCTATGGTTTCATTGTTCTTATTATTAAGCCTTTCCAATATTTTTCTAAACGCATTTCCTATATCCTCAGTAGAATACATAATATTTGTAGTTAAATTTTCTTTATACATCTATATATCCTCTCTTTCACATTTCTAATCCCACAACAAAACATTATTTATTGCAGATTCTCTTTCAAATTCATCCATATCCCAAGGTTTATGGGTTCTTATTTTGAAACTATCATCAACGACTTTTTCTAATAGTGTTTTATCTTCTTTTGACTGCATTTGTTTCTCTAAAAATTTCTCACAATCAGGACACAATGTTTTATCATCTTCAAAACTCCAAGGTTTTATTTTTATTGGAGCACCACAGCAATCACACATATTTTTTGTATCACTTTTATAATCAAGAATATATCTCTTGTTTTCTCTGTCAAAACCACTACCTGTTAATACAACTTCGTTATAAGGCGGGGTTAAATTGTCATCAAGATTTGTTCTATCGAATATATCTCTCCATCTTCCTAGAAGACTAAAACCATCATTATGAAAATCACCATTGGCTGTCAAATCATGTATCATTGTTATTTACCTCTAGTAAATATTGTCTTAACTTTTGTAAAAATATTGCTCTTAGGCTTAGAACTCAAATCAGCATCAGCTTTTCTAACAATTTTAGAAATACTATCTTTCTCAACTTCATAATGTGCATCTATATATTCTCTTAATTCTTTCACATCTTTTGGCGTATTGATTGTTCTAACAATATTTCTACCTATTTTCTCAGTCTCGTTAATCATCTTGTCGAGCGTCAAATCACAAAAATCATCTACCCAATCACCAAGATAATAGAATCTATCGATGCAAACCTTTTTATTTCTATCCTGGAATGTTCCAAATAGAATCGGATCTTTTTCTTTCTTCTCTGCTTCGATTTTTCTCTCTTCTTTGCCAGAATAGTCAGTATAAACAACGTACATCTGATCAAATAATTCCTTGGTTTTATCAATCACAGCTACAATTTCATCAGGAATTTCTCGTTCGTATCTTTCCAATTCAATAATCTTGATTGGTTGCTCTCTACGATTACGTGTATTAGCAACTGTATCAATATAGAAATCGATATCATCCTTATAAATGAATGTTGTAATTCCCATATCTACAAGTTTCTGTTCTTTTTCAATTGATTCCATACAGAAAAGAATTTTTCTCAATCCTCGAATTTGACCTGTAATTCTATACTTATTTGCCAATTCTAAGCAGTTTTCATAAATTTTCTTTAAGTCATCTGAAGATACTTCGTATTTCTTATCCTTGATTTTTTCAAAATATTGTTGTGGAGTTAATTGAGATTCCACACTATTTATTGTTTTTAATTCATCCATTTTTAATTACCTCCACTTTTATATTCCCCTTATAGAAAACTATAATCACCAAGTTTTTTATTTACAACATACATAAATTAAATTCGCTTAATCTTCCGCCTCTTCTAACAAAGTATCAGCATTATCTTTCATATACTTGCTAACCTTTATATAACCTTTGGAATTAGTATCTTCACTAAATCCACGAAATTTAACTCTAGCAGGATAAACACTTGCAATTTTATTGTTTCGTTTCTCTATTGTGATTGCCCAACCAAACGTCTGTAAAATCATATTTGTCCACCATAATAATCCACTATCTTTAAATTCTTCCCAAGACTTTTTATTCATTATTTAATTCTCCTTTGAAATCTATATTTCATCCAAACATTTATTTAAATGCTTAATGGAATATTTAAGTCTGTCACACTTAAATACCCACCCTATATCAGTATAGGTTAAAATAAAAACTAGAAAAGAAAGCGGGAGTATTTTTAAACACTCCATTAAGCATTCAAAATTTTATATAAAATTATTCACCATTTACCAGCCTTGCAGGTGCTTATAGCCAAATACAACTATGCTAAACTGTATACCAAGGATTTGATAAATCTTTATATCTTTGCTGTTTATTTTTTTAACTTTGACTCATAATAAGAGCTTTGAGTTTTTAGCGTTATTGTTTAAGTTTTATAACTTTAAACTTTACAGAACATACTCGAAATATCAAAGCAATAATTAATTGTATATTCTATATGTTTTATTTCTACCAAATTTTAAGTTTGGGCAATATGTATCGCATAATACTTAATAGCTACAGATTTCTTTTCAATTTTACATAAGTCTATATCTGCAAAAGACTGATGAGTTGTAGTGTGAACTGCAACCAAGCTAAAGACTTGCTTGCTTCCTAGTCAATATACGTAACCGCACAAGTTTACTTAGACTACCTCGACAGTTCCTGCCGTTCTCATTTTCAATCCTTCATTGAGAATGTTTATTGCTGCATTTATATCTCTTTCGTGATGTGTACCGCAAACAGGACAAGTCCATTCTCTGATGGATAACGCTTTCTTCCCATCTTTGTGTCCACAATTAGAACATACCTGGCTTGATGGATACAAAGTATCAATTTTAATAACTTCTCTGCCATACCACTCAGCCTTATATTCCAACTGTCTTACAAATTCACTCCAAGAGACATCAGCTATTGATTTTGCTAATTTATGATTGCTCATCATATTCTTTACTTTAAGTGTTTCTAAGACGATGACTTGATTTTCGCCTATAATTCTCTTAGATAACTTATGTAAAAAATCTTTTCTTTGATTAGTAATCTTTTCGTGTTGTTTTGCAACTTTAATTCTGCATTTCTCTCTATTTTTACTTCCTTTTTGACAACGAGATAAGTCCTTTTGTAACTTTCTTAATCTCTTCTCAGATTTTCTAAGATACTTAGGATTCTGTATCATTTCGCCATCAGAAGTAATACAAAACTCCTTAATTCCAAGGTCAATTCCAATTTCATTATTACTAACTGGTAATTTCTCTTTATCATTCTGATTTACCAAAACAGAAACATAATATTTACCAGAAGGGTTTTGTGAAACTGTAACAGATTTAATTAGCCCTTCAAAAATCTCTATGTTTCTTGACCCTAATTAAACCTATTTTAGGTAATTTAATATATCTATCAGATACATATATATTTCCACCTTGATTGTTAGTCGTGTAAGAGTAGTTGTGATTTTTCTTACTTTTGAATTTAGGGAAACCTACTTCTGGTCTTTTGAAGAAATTATTATAAGCCGTTTGTAAATTCATCTGTGCATTTGCTAACGCAAGAGAATCAACTTCTTTTAACCACTCAAACTCTTTCTTGTATTGAGCAGGTGTATTGTTAAGTTTCTTTTTTGTTTCCTTATAATACTCAATCTTATCTGAAAGCATACGATTATAGATGAATCGTACACATCCAAAACACTTTGCAAAATATTCTTTTTGTTCTTCGTTAGGATACAATCTGTATTTATATGCAATTAACACCTATAATCACTTCCTTTCATTTATATATTCTCTGTTTCATCGTCTTGCTACATACTTCTATATCTCTTTAACATTTCAGCATAAACTTCATCATTAGAAGCATAATATTCATCATCTAATATCTTCTGAATTTCCTGCTTACGCTTATTCATTTCTTTCTTTAACTTCTCTTTTTCTTTACGCTGTTCAACTCGTTTTTCAAATGCTGAAATATCAATTTTACCTATAACTTCTGCTGTAATATTCTTTTTGCATCTTTCGGTTGCTTCTTCTACACTAATAATTTCAGAAATCTTTGATGGAGCAGAATAACCACTCAATATAACATAATCTCCAACATTATAAACATTACCATCTTCATAAATTGCAAAATGATATGAATTGCAACCATAGTTAATAACAGCTACTTTAGTGAAACCTTCTAATTTTAATTTTGTCATAATAATCCTCCTTATTCTGCATCAATAACTAAATTTCCATTACCGTCTACATAAATATTTGCTTTTGACAACTTCGTAGACACTGAACCTTTATTTGTTTCAATAATAATTTCTCTGTTTGGATATGCCTTTCCAAGTTTTGTTAACATATCTTCTACCATATCTACCGAAGATATTTTACCTTTACTAACAACCCAATTTGTAAACTGTTCAAAATCTTTTTCAGTCATAACAACATCAGAGTAATAAAAATCCTTATTTGCAATAATTGCCCAAATTTTCTGAAGCTTTTTAATAAACGAACTACTTTGTTCTCTATAGAAGTTGCCATTAGTAAAAGCAACAAAGGCACGGTCTGTTTCGTCTTCTTCTTTATTAATTTTTATATGTATACCGTCATTACAGCCACATTTACAACTTACAATTAGTTCATCGTTTTCGAAATTTTTTAATACTGCCATTTTAATTTCTCCTTTTGTAAATTATTTATTGTATTAATTTAGATAACACTTTGACGCTTTCAATAATTATTCCAACAAACATAACACCTAAACCAGTAAACATTCCAGATATAATAGAACTGCCGATAATATGTTTTATGTCAAATAATTTTAAGCACATATCTCGTAGTTCTTTAAAACCAAAAAGAACTAACAAATATCCTACTGCGCCAACTACAAAACCAATCAAACCAGCTTTGCATGTCATAACTCCAAACATCAGTTTTCACCACCTAATAATTCCAAAGCTACTTTATAATATTTAGTTCTCCCTTTATATTCAGAAGAACTAACTTTGCTCAATTCAAGTTTTATCTTACCAATGGTATATTGATGAGTGATAGCATCTTCCATGACCTGAATGAATCTTATACACTGCTTTAATTTCTTATGCTTGTCTCTAATATCATCTAGCAAATAACCAACCTTTGCCATTCTATGAGCTTGTGGTTTCTTACCACCTCTATTTTCTCTATAAGTCTGTAATGCGTGTTCAATATCAGATTCAGCACTATCACATCTACTTAATTCTGCTATAAGTAGATTTTTATATGTATTAAGCTGTTCCATGTCCCAGCCTGCTAATCCTAGAAGATTATTTGTTTCATTTATTATCTTGTCTAGCATTGAATAATCAAAATTACTTTCATCCATATAAACTCCATCATTACCTTTGTAGTAAAGAGATAATCCTGATTCTTCATTTTTATCTACATCAACAAGCTGATAATTTCTTAGCCATGATAACCTTTTGCCGCCTCTCTGAACTAATGACCTTGCTTGTTTGTAGGTAAATTCTTTTGCTTTTAATGGCGAAGTCGTTGCTAGATACTCACCTATCTTCATAGGATTTTCCATTACATAATTCTTACCATTGGTTAAAATAAACACTTTCTTATTCTCCTTTCTTATTGTAAATAACGGGGCTAATCGGATTCGAACCGATGAATGCAGAGATCAAAACCCTGTGCCTTACCACTTGGCGATAGCCCTATATTTTGTGATGAATTAACTCATCACAATTATTTTCACTTTTTGTTACCTAATTTAATAAATCTTTCGATTAAATTAAAGAATATTATTACTAGAGCTGCTATGATAATACTTAGAATAGAACTGAAAAAATGAACTAACTTTAGACAAATTCCAAATATATTCTTTCCAGTAAAATCAAAATATCTCTCAAAGATATTTCCAAAAATAACATATAAACAAAATTCGATTATTGTTGATTCGCTATATTCATTACATGATTCACTCATCATCATCTCTAAAACTAAGAATTCTATCAAATTTACAAACATTAAATATATAACTAAAATAATTCCTAAAAAACCTATCAACATTCATATCACATCCAATCTTCAAAACATCAAATCTTCAAAGTCAACTATCTTTTTGAAACTTCGATTATTATATAGTTCACTCTTTTTTCTTCGTACTATTCTGTTTGCATGCTTCTTAGCATATTTAAATAAACTCCAATTAGATCTAACATAAGATTTAGAGATTATATTAACTGGAGGTGGATAATGACCAAAGCTATGTATTGTTTGTAAATGCTTCTTATATTTATATTCGCTTTTTCTTCTTTTACGATGTCGTTTCTTTTTATAATCTGTCGCTGTGAGAGTAACGTCATATTCTTTCACATTATCCACTTCCTTTAACATTATTTATACAGTTTCATCATATACTCTAATAGACTTTACTGCACCTTTTAGTCCGCCAGACGAAACATAAGACATATCTCCCATTTTCTTACAAGTCTTGTCCAATGATTTAGTGTCAACAATAAATTCTACAACACAACCATTTTTACCAAGTCTGTTACTTGAATCAGTATGTTTATTATCTTTACCGTCTGCAAGAACACATTTAACTACTGTACCATTCTCCATAACAATATCTAACTTTGTACCAATTGTTGTACAATAATAACTTCCTACGGCAATACAGTATCTACCATCAATAGTTCTTATACCATACTTACCAGTAGTTGCTCTTTTCTGTAACTTATATTGGTAAGAAGTTCTATCTGTTATAGCTTTATAACTCATATAGGTCTTCTTACTTGCTCCTACAGGAACTGCTTTTGTTGTATAACTAGCTCCATACGCATTTAAACAACTAACGACTACTGCCGTTATAGCTACCACACTTTTAATAATTTTCTTTACACTCATATATTCACTCTTTCGTACTTGCTATCCAACCACGTTATGCAGGCATTGATAGCATCTTCTTTTCTGATGAATGTTTCGCCATTAGGAATTGAAAATTTGAACCCATCTAAATCAACTCTTGCCATACTAACTAATAATGGTGCAATCTCTTCCAATGACATATTTCGTAACCTATCAATCTGTCTCATATGTATATTCCCTTTTTAACATCACTTCTTATCTGTTACTACAGTTGATGTACCGTTAATTGTTACCCAGCCATGCTTAACTCTTGCTTCAGCTTCTTTCATTCTAATAAGTTCGTCAGTAATAGAAGAACTTAGCTGCTTATTGGCTTCTGCCTGAGCTTTTGCTTCTATTAACTGAGCGTCTGCTTTAGCCTGTGCTTCTGTTCTTGTCTTTTCAGCATCGGCTTTTGCCTTCTTGATAGCAGTCTGATTATTAATTTCCTGTGTTTCTGCTGCCTGCTGTGCCGTAATCTTTGCGTTAATAGCTTCCTGAGTCTTCTCATCGACTGTAATATTAATAAGAGAAACATTGCTTATTGTTATGCCATAAGGGTCAAACTTCTTATTGAGATAATTTGTAAGCGCAGTATTAACATTTGCTCTTTCTGAACCAAGAATATCTGATACCTTATAATTCGCTACTACTTCTTTAGTCCAAGAGATAATATTTGGCTTAATGAAGCTTTCTCTTACTTCTTTACCAGACTGACCACGGAATCTTGTGAATAAACCAGAAACCTTGTCAGCATTATATTGATATGTAAATGTAAGGTCTATCTGAATAGCCTTGCCTTCTGATGAGCTAGCTGAGAAACTATCATTCTCACTAGAATCACCATTCTTACCAGCTGTCAAATAAGACTGTTCAAGGCTAGTTGAATATAAAGTTGTCTTCACCATAGGTGATTTAAAATGCCAACCTTGAGTTAAAACCTTGTCTTTAACGCCACCATTCATGCTGTACTGTATTGCTACATAACCAGCAGGTACTCTGACCGTTGATTTCGCAAACAAAATTACTACTATAAGCAATACTATACCTGATATAATTCCACCAATTGTCTTTTTCATTTTTTAATTCTCCTTTTCTTCATCTTCATTTATAAAACTATTTACCATATCCATTATCCACGAACCAATCTTTGTGAATAATGGCGACATCAAAAGCCATAAGACTATTAATGCAATACATAATAAGATTAAAAATACCGACATATATAACTTCACCTCTTTCTAGCAAAATTCTCCTTCTATAAACACATAACCATTTTCATCCCTATAATAATTAGAAACATCATCAAAGGGATTTAATTTTGCATATTCAATATGGTCATATGGAATGGTAATATCATAATCATCCTTTGTTCCTTCGATAAAATACTTAGTTCCACCAAACAATTTATCAGGAACACCTTTTGGAACATATTTCATATACTTAACTTCTTGATGTTCTTTCCAATCAATAAGTTCCTCTTGTAATTCCTTAATTGAAATCTCAGTACCATATTCATCATAAATATCTATAACATCGTGATGTCTGGATAAAAATTCTATCATTTCTTTCACCGACTTATATGCTTTGTTATGTCTTTCAAATATAGGACACCAACCATAGCTTCTTTTACCTACATGTATTTCATATCCCCAATATGGCTCGTCCACAATTCGATACTCATCTGAAAAATACTTCTCTGCAAGATTCTTATTTGATGTTATTATGTAATAGTTTGTACTCATTAATTTATTCTCCTACTAGAATCCATAATTTCCTCTTCTTACTAACTTTTAATTCGTTAATGAAGTCTACTTTATCCAGATTAACAACAAGGTTTGGTTTATTTCTTCTGATTTCACTTATTGACGGGTAAATACCTAACTCAACAAGAATTTTTGGCAAGTATCTTTCTTTTGTATAATAGGTTTTCTCCTGCTCAAAGTTTTTCCAGTCAGTCTCATTTAAAGCAAAAACATCTTGAGGAGAAATTAAAGGTTTTCCTATTACTACATTCTCTATGTATTTCAGTTTAATCACCTCCTTTAAATACCGATTTTATTAATTATCAGATTGCTCATCTTCATCGTTTACAAAGAGTCCATGTCCTCTACGCCAATAAGTACAACAACCTAAAACACAACTATTTGCCACTTGTCGTGCTATTCTTGATGCCATTTTTAACGACTCTCTAATAACTGTTCCACTCCTGCCGTTCCCTTTACCATTCTCAACCTTTTGTATTTCAGCTTTTGCTATTTCAAGAGATTTAATAGCATAATCTATCTTCTCTAATTGTGTCATTATATTTCCTCCAAGTCTCTGAGTTCACAAGAGATATAATTATAACTATTCAATATATCTCTAAGCCTTTTAATCTGGCTATTTATATATTCTCTATTTGCCTTTTTGTTTTTCCACGCATTTTGTTTCTGACGTTCTAATTTTCTTAGTTTGTCCAGAAGTCTTTCATACTTAAAAGTAATATCTACTTCTTTAATAATATCTACTTCTATTTTTTCTCCACAATAAGGACAATAATGAATAGTAGAGTTATAATTTACTTTCTGTAAACTATCCCAGTTCTGTAATAACTCTTGCTTGCATAATTTAAACTTAGGAAAACTATCGCTATAATTAATCTTATCTAAGCATTTACACTTTTTACACTCATCATCTGGGTAAGTATCTCTATTGTCACAACCAGAACAAAATAATTCAGGTGTTTCAATATTGTTCGTCAACTGAATCATAGGGTTGCGTTCTAATTTCTGACAGCAATAGTGAAACTGTCTATATTTATATGTAGTTTTATCACCAATAATATATTTAATTAACTCTACTTTCACGCTGACACCCCATTAAGTTGATTTTTAATTCTAATAACTTCATCTAAAGCACTTGTTAGAGAAGCTTCGTGCTTTTCTCTATACAACTCAACTGCTTTAACATAATTGCCAACTCTGATACATTCTTCTACTGTTGGTTCAAGAATTTCTCTCTTTATACCTTTACAAGAAGCTGCATATTGTCTTATCGCAGGTAAATCATCACATGGAATACTCTTTTTGTGGTTTACATTTGCAATTAAACTTAACTCATAATTGGTAATAATACCTCCATTTACCAGTTCAAAATACAAAACTTTACTCATGATACTCATCCTTTCTATATGTTTACATTGCAACGAAGTTGTCTACATCATTCTTCATCACTAAGTAATTCTCTTTTTGGTCTTTGATGTATGTATTGTTTTTATTAAAGTAATCGATGAACCAATCTTTCAGTTCGATTTCCTTTTCAAAGCTATAAGCTACAAGTGATAATAGAGATAACCTATTTTCTTTCTCCAATAGTTTTGAGCTGTTGTCTACTTCGACAGTGTAGTCATCTAACATTGAACTGAATAATTCCATTCTGTCTTCATCTACTTCGACAGATGTTACATCTGTTACAAACTGCTCTATTTCTTCATTTGTATATTCTCTACTTGGTTCTGAAATTTCCTCTTGAAAGTATTCTTTCATTAACTTTTCGAGCATATCTAATTTTGCAAAGACAACCTTTTTATCTTTGCTATTCTTGTCTTTGTCATATGTATCAAAAGTTTTATCTTCATACTCTGAGAATGTTTTGTTATGTAAGTTATTCTTAAACTCTAAAAGGAAGTCATTAAATCTCGCAGGTTCTATTTTATAGTCCAAGAATTTATGGAACAAACTAAAGAAAAGGAAACTGTTCTTTACATTAAACAATTTACCTGTTTCTTCATCAATAATATTAGCCAATGTATCTAATTCATTGTTTAATGTATCAAATTCTTCTTTGTTTGCGTTTTCATTTAAATGCTTGAGTAACGCTTGTCCTCTTGTATATTTATCAGAATGGAACATTATTGTTATTGTTTCATACACAGTTCTATTAAGCTTTCCATTTTTAATTTCTGACTCTGTATAGTTTCCATAATCCTTAAAGAAATCATTATTAGTTGTGTTTTTTATATATGTAGCAATATTAGACATAGGAAGAATATTTTTCTCTTCTGCATTCATACTTGTCTGTCTATTATATCTGGCAATATGATAAGCAATTTCTTCGTCTGTGCAATCCAAATGTTTAACTACCTCTATTGGGTAACTGTCGAAAGCATCTTGTAATTCTTCAGGCAAATCTTTAAAGCGCTTACCTCTTAAATCATATTTAACTACTTTCATTTCTTCGTTTATGCACTGTTGATAATATACAAAAGGCATTTCTAAATTCTTACTTATCCTAAAAGCACCGTTTTTATACTCTTCAAGAGTAGTTAATCTCTGTAAACCGTCTATCAACCATAAAATAAAATCTGTTTCGTTTAAAATTTGTTCGCAAATTTTAAGAGAATCTAAGTCTTCACCTTTTATTATAGTAGAGACTAGACCACTCTTCGCAATGAGTTTCCAACGGTCAGCGTGTCTCTGTAGAGGATGATTTTTATTCAACTGTCCTCTCTTGAACATATTCAAAAGAACTTTAACCATATATACATCTTTTTTCGTCTTGTCTCTACCAAGCATTTTTCATTTCTCCTTTTATCTTTAATTTAATATCTTTAACAACTTTTTTTGTTTATGTAAACAAGATAGAGATATTTCTATAAGCTTTTAATCCTTCAATGGCATCTAAAAGCTCTTTTCTATCTATCTTTAATATTCTCTCAATTTCACTGTATGTATAACCTCGTGACAGCAATACTGCCACCTTCTTCTGTTTGTCGGATAAATGTTCTAAATATTCATCCAGCTTTTCACTTGCTTTACCAAAGCATTGTTTGTGAACATCGGAGTCAGATTTAAGCCCGCTAAGATAATTCTGAACCTTCTTAGTAGGATTCTCCAACGATATATTCTTAACAAAAACATCATTGCCTTCATCGTCTTTCATAATTACACTTCTCTTTTTTCTATTCCTATCTCTTATGTATGTAGAATACAATCTCTTCTTTAATGAAGAAACTAAGAATGGATGAAACCGACATATCTTTTCGTTATAGTTTAAAAGACTATCTAAGAAGACAACCTGTGCCAAGCTATACAAGTCATCATAATCTTTTTGACTTATTCCACCAATTTTAACGATGATTGGATAACAAGTTTGTTTTAGCTTCTGCATATTGTTATCACAATACTGATGAACAATTTGCATTTGTTTTCCCGTTAAGTTGGAATATTTTTTATTTTCCATTAAACTAGGCCTCCTTTACTTATCACTATTCGCTTTTTGTTCGCTCAACATTGTTGTTCTTTATCCATTCCCAAAGAATTTGGGTGACTAAAGCATTTCGTGTAATCCCCAATTCTTTAGCTTTGTCTTTTAATAAACACTTTAATTTATCATTTGTTCTTATTGTCATAATATTAGACATATAACTCACCACCGTGTATTTTCTAAGTGACATCACTTTGCATAAAATATATCATTATTTCAAAGTGATGTCAATATGCAATATTGATTTTTTGAGAAATGTATGTAATAATGAAATCACTAAGAAATCATTATTACATCAAAGAGGTGATATTATGGCAACAAATAAACGAGCTTTTACAATGAGAATGCAAGCAGAGAACTTTGAAAAAATAAAAATCATTGCCGAATGCAACAAACGTTCAATTGCAATGCAAATAGAATATTTAATCGAGAATTGCATTGAGCAGTATGAAAAAGAACATGGCGAAATTAAATTTTTCCAAGACCTTTCTGAGTAGCCCATATTAACATTGCGTTAAAGCTAATTCCACTTTTATCTGCCTCCTGTTGGATCTGATTCTTTAATTTGACAGGTAGGCGGATTGTTAATTGTTGTTTCTCCATTTAATCACATCCTTGTCCAATCTTGTTTGTCGTTCACGTTCTGGAAATGTGCAGCAGAGATACATCTCTGTTTCCAATCCAAATAACCAGCACATTCATCATGACAACCAACATATCTGATAAGACATTTATAACATGGCGAAATTTCTTTCAAAGGATTAATTTTGATACTCTTTCCTTTATTGTTCATAGTATATTCTCCTTTTTACCTAACAAAATGATATTCCTTTTTATACATTCTCCAAAATTTGTGTATTATATAAGGAATACCCAAATACAGGCATTCCTTATACAGTGAACTATTCTATTTTCTCTTCTTCGTTATTCCGTGGTACAAGCAGAAAAGTGCTAACTTTCCCTTTTCTTTCTATCTTTTTAATATTTTGCTTTGAAGAGTAAGCATCGATTGTTTGAACTAATTCATCATATCGTTTTGCTATTGTCTCTGCCTGTTTAATCATATCTATACAAGTCTCTTTGAGTATAGGTAAGAAACTCTCTACACAATTTTCTTCTAAGTTACAAATAGAAACTGGAACTTTATTTCCCTTAGATTCCTTTATTAACTTTGTGGCTTCTTCTTCTGTTATTTCGATTATTGCAGCTTTGAAACACATTTATTCACTCACCCTTTCTATGTTACATACATAAGCATTATAAATTTGTTGCTTATATTGTTTGTCGGTTATTTTTCCTCTATAATCTAAAATTCTACTCTTGTCTACTTGGCGAACAGCTTCACCTAAAACAATACTATCTTCTGTTAAAGCAGATATAAATTCGCTTTTAAGGAGGACGTGTGTTGGTTGCTTTAAACTTCTCTTTTGAGAAGTTAATGGCATTACGATTGTTGTTGGACTATAATAATTTCCAATATTGTTTTGAATAACCACAGCAGGTCGAACGCCTCCTTGTTCACTTCCAATTGGTACATCGCCAAAATCAACAGTAACAATATCATATGCCTTAATTTTTATTTCTCTTTTATGTTGCTCCTTTTTATTCTCAACCATTTATTATTCGTCCTCCTTTCTTTAGTTTTTATGTACTATTTTGTATCTTTCTTACTCTCTAACAATATATCAATAACATTGCCAACAACTTCTCTTTGAGAATAAGATAATCTGTATAACTTATGAGTAATTTCTTCTTCCGTCATAGCATCACCTTCTTCTATGTTATTTCGGTAACACATTTTTGTTATCTTGATAACATTATAATTTACATTTTATTATCTGTCAAGTGTTTTTTGTTATTTTAATAACATTTTTTAACAAATCTAACCTTTTTAAGTTATTTTTAAAACATAATTTATTGACACATTTTTTAAAATTTGATATTATTTATGCAGAGGTGATATATTATGACAATAGGCGAAAAAATGGGTCAAATTTTATACTTGAATAAAATTGATAACTTTGAAACAGCAGGCGAAAAATTAGGATGTACTCGCCAACATATTAGCAACATCGTAAAAGGAGAAAAGACTCCTTCTGTTCAATTTATCAATAGTTTCTGTTATGTTTTTGACGTAAATAAAGATTGGTTGGTCAATGAAAACAATGTAGATTTGACTCCTTTTATATCGAATAACAATTTAATAAAAAAAATTACAAGTAATTATATGTTGCTGTCAGAAGCAAGTAAAAATATTGTTGATAATCTTATTGATGGTTTATTGGAATTAAATAATAATCAACCGTCAACTACTCAACAACCAGTAATCAGATTAGCTGTATATGACCAGCCAGTATGTGCTGGTAATGGTAACTTCATTACTGATGCAACAAAAACATTTAAGGATTTCCCTAATGTCCCATCTGATGCTGATTTCGCTGTTAGAGTTCAAGGTGATTCCATGACTCCTGTTTATAATGATGGTGATTTAGTGTTTATTAAATCTACTGACACATTGAATAACGGAGATGACGGGATTTTTATCGTAGACGGCGAAATAACGCTGAAAAGATTTATGGGTAATGAATTAATCCCGTTAAACACAAAATACCCTAAAATAAGCCAAAAAGCCATAATTCAAGGCAAAGTAGTTGGTATCGCAGAACACCACTCTGATTTAGAGGCTGAAGTCTTAGATATTGTAAATCAAGACAAGCCACAAAAACTTAAAAAATCTATTTAACAAAAAAGGCAAGAAAAGAACTTTAAGCTCTCTCTTGCCTTTTTCTCTTACTTAACCGAAGTATAAGTAATAAATATTGCTTGATCTATCAGCTTGCAAGTTTATCAATAACAATTGTTCTTTGCATTTATAAACTCCCTTAATATGCCTTCCAATCAAGCTTTTAACATAATGTACCTGCATACCGCTTGCCTCCCTTTCCATCATATTCCCTAAGACAATGGACTGTTTAGCACCAGAAAAGAGGTACAGAGAAATATTAACATAAAATGACATAATTCGACAAGAAGTAACATTTTCCATTTTTTATCCTATACACACTATAGGACTTGTGTTATAATACAACCAAAATAATAAATTAGGAGTGATAAAATGACACAAGTGCAAAAAGATATTATTAAATTATATTTACAACTCAATACCGAAGATGAGAAAGAGTTTCTCACATGGTTATTCAGTTTAATCGATTAAAAATCAACATCTTGCATATAATAGCCTTATGTAGTTTACAAAGGCTATTTTTATTTTATTGATTCTCTTAGCTCATTCGCTTTCTCTTCGTCAATAATGCCGTAGTTTACCAAATTGTTTATATCTATATGTGCTTCTCTATTAATTTTTCTTTTAATATCATACTTAGCTCCAAGCAACAAAGCTATTCGAATGATTTCTTCATTTGTTGGATTTTTAACTTTGCATATGTCTGTATATACTTGTCTCATAATCTCTAATTCTTTTTCAAGTTCTTTTTCCTCAATCAAATATTCAACTGTAACTTTAATCATATAGTCATCCTTTCTTTGTCTCCATTACTTTCGCCCATACATATCTGCGTTTACTTCAGCTTGCCAGTAGTTATGGCTCGTAGTATAAGAGTTAAACAACATAGCAATTAAATAGGCTTTAATATTTTGAATCCTAGTTGGATTTTCTTTTAATGCCACTATCACATACTCTATATGGTCATATTTTAATTTCCAGAATCTTTGTTGGACAATTGTACTTGGATATTCCACTCCAGAAATCATATAGCTTATGTTATCAACAGTTACAACTTCTGTCATAAGTTCAACTATCTCATCAATTATTTCTCTGTCATTAGAGTAAGAGATTATTAAATCGCTATAACCTATGTTTTGTTTTATAATTTGGTTCAAACGAATATAATCTTGCATCGTATACTTTGGTTGTCTTTCTCTATCTATCAATCCATCTCTTGTGTTATTAATATTATTATAGTTAGGTTGATAGATTGATTGTTTAATACTTAATTGTTTAGTATTTAATTGTTTAGTATTTAATTGTGTTCGGTTTTCCATATCAGGAAATCCCATATCTGGGTTATCCATATCTGGGAAATCAGGATATGGATGAGATACCAGTAAATCTGCCCCTTTCAAAGGACGACTTTCTTTTTCGCTTATGTAATCTTCAATCGAGATATTGTCAGCAACACTTAAATTTTTAGTATTATCATAATGCGTATTATTTGTATTAAAATTACCATCTCTTCCTTCGATTTGTTTAATATTAGTATTATTATTTTTAACACTATTATTAACATTACCTTCAGTAGTATTTTCGGAATTAACCTTATTATCATTACATTTAGTAAACTTTTGAGGTTCATCATAAAGTGTATAATCCACATCTAAGATTTTGCCTTTATCATCTCTAATTGTAGTTCTAATTAAATAACCTAATTCTTCCAATTTTTTTAATCCACTTGTAATAGTTGTTCTACCATCTGGTAAAATTTGATTTAATCCATTAATAGAAAATTCCCACTCAGATGGCAAACTTAACATTGTTATAAGCAGACCTCTTGATTTAATATCTAAATTCATATCTCTTAATATTGCATTGTTAACAATTGTGAAATTATTTTTTAGTTCTTTCTTTAGTATGCCCATAACATTTTCCTTTCATACCTTATAATTTTTATACTATCCTGAGTTTATTCGCCATATTTATAGCTGTTTGATACTTGTCTACATCATCAGTAAGATACCTAATAATTTTTCCTAAATCATCAGATTTTAGGGAGATAACAGGCATATTTTTGACTATCTCATCACCTTTGCCAGCCAATACATTATGGATAAACTCCCCATGGTCATTAATCAACTGTCTATTTTTCTCGTCTGTTAAACCAATATAATCCATAGTATCGTTTAAATTTGTATGATTAAACAATTTCTGCAATGATAATAAACAATCGGGATCAAATGGATGTGTCTTATGAATCCAATAGCCAAAACTCTTACGAAGAGAGTGCGTACTGACAGCATATTTTATATTCGCTGCTTCAACTGCTTTGTTTAACAGTTTTCTATAAACATTCGTTTGTTGCTTTACGACATCGTTATATTCCACCACATAATAAAGATAATCTCCAAGAGATGAATATCTTTGTTGTTTACTAAACTCTTTGATTATTTTCTCTTTTCTATCTTCTGATATAGTTTTATTTAGTGCTTTACACCAAAACTCTATATCATTTTTACTGTAAATATCTAAGTTCTTTCTTTTTATCCAGTTACTTTTAGGAATATATTTGAAGATGTATTCGTTGTAATGTTTCTTTATATCAACATCTACATTCTCCAAATACTTATCTACAACTTCAAACACAGTATCACTTATGGGGATATTAGTAACTTTCTCTGTTTTTTGTTCCTCAATAGTGTTAATTTCTCTTTTTCGATTTCCGTTTTCGTAATACAAATCAGACCATTTTATCATGACTGTATCACCAATTCTTCTACCGAGCAGGAGTTCCAACATTGTAATGAGATATCCATCCCATTCATTATTATTTTCAAACCATTCAACTACATTTCTAATGTCTTCCATTTTCCAAAACGGATATACTGCCATATTTATCAACCTTCTTTCAAAATTTTCGTAATAAAAAAGAAGTAGATTAATTTCTACTTCTTTTACAATTCTCTTTTTTATTTATTTAAAAATATCCGTATTCCACAATTTATTCAATACTTGTGGATCGCTAGGTAAATTAGAATAAGTTCCACCCACAATATCCAATTTTTTATACTCTTCTTCAGTTATAATAATTCCTTCATCCCCTATTGCAGTTTTATCATAATCATATCCATTTGAATTTGGATTATCAAAATAAAATTTTCTATATTCAGTTTTCCCATCTTTTTTATGATCATATAAGCAAGCAATTACTTTACCTGTACTCATTTCTGTTGTTACTAATCGGTTAAATCTTGGGTCATATTTGTTATAAGCCAAATCTCCAAATCTCAATGCTATCTCTTTATTTCCTTCATCAATTCTACGCATTTCTGCAATTCTTCTATCAAATGAATCTGCATAAATCTTATTACTCTTTGCACCTACAGTATAAGTATGTCTATTTCCATACCTATCATATCTTGTATGCTGATAAGTTTTTTCACCATTATAAAGCTCGTGTCCTACTCTATCATAGCAAACTCTATTTCCATTTTCGTCTATTCTTAGAGTTTCGTTCTTTGACTGTTCATTCTCAATCGCACACTTTGTACCACTAATACCTAAAGCTCCTAAAAAACCTAAAACACCTAATAATCCTAACATAATATTACATCCTTTCTTAAATATATTCTCTAATCATATTTTATTTTATTTCTACTACTTTTTCAATATAAATTTTCTATTTTTACATTATCATTATACAATTCATTATGTTTCTCTACTGCCATTTCCATAATATCTGGAAAATAATCATTTTCTCTGACCTCTATTGTCTTTACATCACCACACTTTACACAAACGGAATCTTTAATATGACCATATTCTCTTTGAGAAGATCCTCTTTGAATTCCATTTATTGCTACTGTATCCGTATGTAAGCAACTTAAACAGATAAATCTACTTAATTGCATATAGTTATTCTTTCTATTTCTATGTCTACACATTTTACCACCTCGTTTTTGTATTAAAAAAGAAGCAGGAATTCCCGCCTCTCTCATTAGTTTATTTCCGTTGAAAATGATTATTTCAATGTTCGTCAATCAAATCCAATACTTCACATAAAGCTTTGTATCTGCCCTTTTCAAAGTCGTTCATATTACGATTTGCTGTTTTATTTTCTAAATCCTCAATAAGCTGTTCAATTTTGATTCTAAATAAAACATTCTCTCCCTTTGAAGTGAACTTCATTCACATTACCTCCTTTAAAGTGTCGAATAAATCATTTCTACTTTCTGTAATATCTACAACTTTGCTTAATTCTTCCCAATCTTCTTGATTTCCTGTTCTACTTAAATGGTAATGCCCACCGTCAATTGCTACAGCTCCACATTTACAAGATACAAATTGATGTTGAACTTTACTTTCTATAATATCTCCACATCTCTTACATTTAATTTTATTTACTACAATCTTTTTCAATATCAATCACCTCTTTAATAAATTGAATAACACATTGCCATCTTATCACCCATTGGATTAATCACAACATAGAAAATATTTCTATTATTCCATGTGTATTTAAAAACATCCTTTGTATTTGATGGTTGACCTACTGTACATACTGTGTCGCCAATATTAACTTTCTTTGTTTTTAGAATATCTAAAAGCTCTCTTATGTCGCTTCCAAGTCTACCACCCTTTACGATTCTATTGTATTGCTTATCACTTAATGTTGTCACTTTATCCATTATTATTTCCATAATTATATTCTCCTTTCATTTCCATTTAAGCTTAAACTTCCTTTATAATCTCCTGCACTTTACTTTTCTCAAATAAGCATAATATGTTTTGAGATAGTTTAATCCCATCAGGTGCATATACTTCTCTTTCCAATAACTTGTGATTAAATCCATTTTTCTGAAATGCCATCATAATTTCTACACTAGATGTGCTTGTAGTACATTCCATTAAAACTCTCATATTGTGTTCATTTGCATATCTAAGACAATCTTCTGCACTAAACACATCACTTAATATTAATAAATTATTTTCGTTCTTTGAAAATTTAGGTATATATTTATTCATAGCTTTCATCCTTTCTTATACAAACCTCGAATTTTTCAGGATTAATTTTCCCACTGAATTTCAATTTTTCCTTTAGCAATTTCTTCACCTGATTTAAATAAAGAGTAATCTACTAATTCACAACACGGAATTCCTTGTAAATCAGTTCCGGCAGGATGAAAATTCCAAGTTCTTATAATATACTCTACGCCATCTACTTTAATAAAAATTCTCTTATCTATTTCAATATCTTCTATTTCTACTGTATCAAATTTAATATTTGCATTTTCTAAAACTTTGCAAACAAATTCTTCTATCCACTTCGCATAACTTTGTTCTGTTGTTCTGTTTATTACTGACATTTTTCTACCCCCCATAGCAAAATTTAGGTTTCTTTCAAAATTTTTGCTACTCTATTCATAATCATCTGCCTTCTATGATTTTCAAAATCATCTTCTTCTCCAGTGTAATTATAATCTGGTAACCAACCTCTAGCAATGCCAATGATTTCCTGAGAAAGTTCATCTTTTGACATTTCATTTATTTTTTGCTTTTGAATTTCATAATCCTGTTTATCATATTCTCTAACTGTATACTCTATCATAATCTACTCCTCCATTCCCGAAGAAAACTTGGTTTCATTTACTTATATTTAGTCTCTTTTGTTCTTGCATCTATTCCTATAACTTCTTTTTCTCTCTTGTTAAATATAAATTCTAAAACAGGTGTGCCGAATTCCAGATCAATAGTAGCCCATCCTCTAGCTCTTTCGTCATCAACTAATTCTACAGACTTGTATCCTTCTTTCTTTTTCTCTTTTAGAAATTTTATTACACTATCAATATCTGAACTAATTCGCAACATTATACACCGCTTTCAAAAAATTCTTCGTCAAATTCTCTATCAGCATCAATAAATTCACCTACTGAACCAATAATAGATGATTCAAAATCATCTTCTTCATCAATATATTCGTCTTCTTCATCATCCCAATTTTCTTCAAATTTAAAAGAACCATCGCATTCATAAATACTGCCAACCTTTTTAATTTCGTTCTGCTGTAACAAATATTCTTCATCAAGAAGGTTATCTGCAAGTTCTTTTAATAAATCTTCATAGTCACTAGCACATTCACAATTTGAAATTCTATGTAAAATTTTACTTCCCTTATCTGTATTTTGGTCTAACCAATTTGCATAACTTGATATATCATTACGCCAACCGTCAACATAATGTGTGTTGTCAAATACATCACCATCATTGTACCATTTATATATTAATTTACAAACTGCTGTTACAATCTGTGTTGCTTTTGTGTTCCCTTCTCCCCAATCGGTTAAATATATATTGCTTACATTTTTAAATTTTTTAAAATAAATTCCTTTTACTGACATAAAAATTACCTCACTTTTTTCATATTTTATATTATCTTATTATAACACAACATCATCTTTTGGTACAGTATGCCAATCATCTAAATAGTATACATATATCAACCGTGTATCTGGATGTATATTATATTCAACATACTTATTTACCTTTAGTATACCAAATCTTTTAAGCAAGCATTTAGCCATAATGTCTCCTTTCTTTATTTTTCTATTCTCTAAATATTAATTCATCTCTTATTATACTCGTTTTCTCCCAATATTCTTTCTTTTTGTTTTAAATATTCTTCGATCTCCTTAGCTTGTTCATCAGAGATCATTACTTGTTTTTTGTCAAGATAAACAGAATAATTACCTGCCTTTCCGTATACTCTCTGATTCCACACATGTCCTCTAAGAACTTCTGGAGCAATAGGTCTTTTTACTCCTAATTCTTCTAATCTTTTTTCTAATTCTTTGTGTTTTCTAAAAGCAATTTTTCCTGATTTTTCATTATCAAAATCTATACTCTTGTGAATATTAAACCAAAATGATTCTTCAGTTCTTTGTTCTACTATTTCATTTATCTCGTCTTCGTTTATATTACCTTTTGATAATTTATAATAAGCTAAGAATCTAATAAAAAACTTATCTCTTGTTTTTGCTCTAAAAGAATCATTGATTTTAGGAAAGCTTTTTATTTTTTCTGCATATTCATCCTTTATTTCATTTTCTTTTCTTTCTATTATAGAATCTCTGATTAAATCATCAAGTTTTTTGTTTCTTCCATCAATCCAAAATTTTGCTTCAGTTTCACTTTGTATAACTTCTTTAAACTCCTTTTCTCTTGTCTCTTTGTTATCTACAAGAATTTTGTTTAATTCGTCACATGTTTCTAAGAAACTTATTCTAATAGTATTAGCCCATGTTTTTTGTTTTTCTGAGCCTGAAAGTTCTGGTAATTTATATTCTTGTGTTAACACATCAGCCTTTTCGTTTTCCTCTTTGATTCTTTTCTTTCTTTTTTCAGCCATTTGTTTCCCATAACATTCAGGACATATTGTCACACCTCCGTTTTTTGCCCATTCTACCGCTGAATCTGCTGATTGTCTATTTGCGCAATCTTTTCTCCAATTAAAAGTTTTTCCACATTTTTCACATGTGATTTTTGCCCAAGCTACTGCCATAATGTACATCTCCCTTCTAATTATAACATAAGTCCACTATGTTATTACATAATAGACTTATAATTATTAAATCTCTTATTTTTCTGTGTAACCTAATATTTCCTTTTGAAATTTCTCTATATACTGATTAAATAATTCTAATGGATTATCAATTCCTGTTAAAGATGAAAAGATATAAGCACCAAATCCTTCTTCTCTACGATTTTCTATTATCTCATATACATACACCAATCCTTTTACTGGACTTTCATATGTATATTCAGTACAGCCATATTTAACAGAGAAGCTTGGCAAGAGTTTTAAATCAATTTCTTTTTCTGATAAAATCTCTATACCTTGTACGCTTGATGCTTCTTTGAAGTCTACATTTGATAACACCACTACACCAATTTCATTTCCGTTATAAGTCATTGTTTCCATATTAATTTCCTCCTATTAGTCCAAATCTAAACCATCTATCATTTTTATAATGTCTCTTTTTGACACTTTAATCTTTTCCTTTTCAAAAAAATTAAAGATAGTTTCTTCAAGTTTTTCCTCTAATTCATCATAAGTATCCTCTATATAATAATCGTATTTTTCTTCCAATTGCTCAAAATAAGAATCTATTCCATGATATATTTTATCAAAAGCTTCATCATACCACTTACGTTCATCTCCCTCATTTAGCCACATATCTCTACCTGTACATCTAAATGCGTAATGTTTCCCTAGCTCATCGTTATTTTTATTTTCTTCTTCTGCTTTTCTTTCCCACTCTTCTTTTTCCTCGGGTTCAAGTTCGTCATATTCCCAGCAAAAAAGTAGCGAATTTGAATCACAGATGAAATTAGGTTTAGGCAGTCCTACCTCTTCACACATATCAACGCATTTTTTTCCCTAGAGTGACCACAGAAATGTTCATCAATAAAGAAATTAAAAAACTTCTTATCCTCTTCATCAGGGCACATAAAAATTGCATCCCTTCGACAATATAATTCTAGTTGATAATCATAAATTTTATCTACTAATTCTTGTTGTTCTTTAGTTAACATTGTTTTTATATCTTCCATATTGATTACCTCCTTAAAACAAACAATTTTATTAATTTTTTAAAAGCCCTTGACAAATTGAAAAGGGCAAGATATAATGTAAGTGTAGTTTACACTACTAATTTCTACTATTGTAGATGACTAAAAGTAGGAAAGACCTACAGTATTTGCAAGACGAGGTATAAAACCTCGTCTTTTCTATTTGTTTCTAAAAACTTAAATAAACCTCTGAATCATCTTCATCGTATTGGTTCATAGCATCTACAGCATTAGCCATATTATCGTAAGTTCCTAAAGTCTTATAAGATGGTGTCTCTACAAGACTAATACAAATCTTTGAATAATCAGAGATTTCTCCACCAGAAAGCCACTCACCATCTTCATCATATTTATTTTCTTCCAGATAATATTCCTCTACGAGGTAATATGTTCTGTTTGCCCTAGATAATTCAGATATACTTGTTTTGTATTCATTTAATCTCTTTTTAGCTTTATCTTCCTCGTTTTCGTTAAAACTTTCAATTAATTCTGAAACTGGAGTATCGTCCAAAAGAGTGACACCTTCTTTTATTTCTTTTCTATCTCTGTATGGGATTTCTATACTTGCTTTTCTAAGTTCTATTCTTTTCATATCACTCACCTCCTTAAATTTAATAGTTCTCTCTTTTTCTGAACTCCTCTTCTAAATCTCTGCTTCTTTGTTCAGATGCTTTTTTGTCTAATAGTGATGGAATACCAAACACCACAAATAACCCAATTGCACAGCTAATTAAATCAATCAACATAATAATCTCTCCTTTTTATTTTTATAATAACATAATTAACGATTAAAAACAATCTTTTAGTAAAAACATTTTTTAAACAATTCATCTTCTAATAATTTCTTTGCGTAATCATTAGTAGATAAATGTAAACATTTATCTTTTTCTTTATACCTCAATAATCTATCTGCGTCTACAGAAGACAAGGTAAAATTTAAGTTTATCATCATATAATCTCTTCCTTTCTTATATAATATCATTTATGTAGTACCATAATTGGTACTAAAAAAGAGATTAGAATTTTTTCTAACCTCTTTATGAAATATGAGTTTCATTAAACATATTATCCCTCTAAATATTTATCAATTTTCTCATATAACTGGTCACACAAATTCAAAATACCACCAGTTCCGTTTTCTTTGCTGTCATCGTAAATTTCTTCAGAAGATTGATAACATAAGTCTGAAATTCTTTTTAATAAATCCTTTTCTTTATTATCCATAACCATCACCATTTTAACCTTTCGTTTTAGATTTTTATATACAACTCTGTTTTATTCAAACTCCTTATTAACCCAATGACCAAATCCTGAAGAATCGATTGTATATTCTTCAACTAAATTTACCTTTTCTAACCATGCACAATCACCATTTTCACACCTAATTGGTAACCATGCAAATACAGTAGAACGCCTTAACTCTCCGTAACAAGGCTCAATTTTTATTTGCTTTTTCCATCTCATAATTTCCCTCTTTTTCAAAATAAAATTATTCAAGTTTTCTTGCAATCGCTTTTATTCCTTTGATTATTACTTCATATTTCCCTTCCTCATTAAATGACACTATATAAGGAAACGGAAATGTTTTACAATAACCACGTACAGATTCACGTTTTGTGTGTCCATTCCCTAATTCGCAATCAATCCTAATATTTTTATTATTATCTTCAAAAGAAGTATCTTTTTCTCTTTTAATATAGGCTAATATCCCTGATTGTCCAGGAAATTCTTCTATACACCATATTACTTTATCAACTATATAACTCTTTCCTTTAACATGAATTGTATCTCCAATTGTAGGCTTAACACCTACTTCTAAATTAACAACCAAATTATCTTCTTCACATTTGAGCTGTACTAACAACATATTTATTCCTCCTTTGTATACATTATTTCTTATTGCATTTATGATTCAAATGTGGTTTATAAAATAATCCACATTTATCACATTTACATACTGTGGTCTGAGAATTAATATTATTTCTAAACCACTTTTTTGTATTTTTATCATATATGTTTGACACGACTACTCCTCTTTTCTAAAACAGATAAAAACTTTAATTGTTTTTAAATTTAATTTCCCTATCTTCTAACCAATCAATTAATGGAGCAAAATATGCTTGTGGCATTTTTATGTTTGGTATGTTTTCCTTTGCCCATTCAAATCGACTCAACGAAAGTTTTCCACCATTCATTAGAAAATCTAACTCCAACTTATGAAGATGTTCTGCTATATCTAAATCATAATGTTCATATAAATATTTTGATGGTAAAAGACAAACCCAAGTTTCTGCCATTTTATATTTCTTTTTTATTTTATTTATTTTTGATTTTGTTAATTGGCTTATTAAATCTATTGCATCTTCTTCTAAATTGTTTAATTCAAAAAATTCTTGTATAATTTGAATGTCCGTTGACTCATATTCTCCTTTCAATTTCTGTATCTCCATCAATTCTTTTAATGTTATCATATTTATACCTCCTAACTAAATGCGGTTTTCATCTGTTGTTTACCAATTCAAATATTTCGTTCCAATCATCGTATTCATCTAATTTTTCTTGTGGAACTACTAACTCATACTCTTTTTCAATTTCTTCTTTTGTTCCATATCCATTAAAGCTAGGACAACTACCTATCTCAAATTCGTTATGTTTTTCTATCTGTTTAAAGATAATAATTATATCCTTCTCAAATTTTGCCATATGAGCTGCAAAACTATCAATCTGAATAATAGATTTATTATCTTCTTTATTTACATAAATATCCCCAAGTTTCATATTTTACCTCCTAACAAATATGCTTTCCATTTGCTTTAATCAATCAAAGCCATTTTCAGTGAATTCTCCACCATCTGCCTGTTCTGCAATACTTTTTGCTTCCTCTAATGAATCAGCTTCTACATCTAAATATACATAATCTGTTGACTCATACACAACTCTAAATTTTGCCATCTTATTTACCTCCAATCTGATTTGAATTTTTCATTCTTATTACCTTACATATTGCATTACCAATGGTTCATTTACATAATCATCAATTACTTGCATTATTGCTTGTCTTACCATAAATTTACTACAACATTCATTAAACCATTCTTTCAGTTTTTCTATATCACTTCCACCATAATCTCTTAAATCTCCAAAGACAGATACTGTTGTAGAAGCCATATAACTACTATCTGGATTATGCCAAATACTCATTTTTAATGTGCTTTCACTTCCCATGGGTAATGTTTTTGTATCATCCGCTTCGTCATAATTGAATAATTGATAGAAATTCACTTCTTTACCAAAAACCTTTTTTATGTCTTCATCCGAAATTTTGTCAAAGCTATCCAATCTAAAAACTGCCGCTACATGTGTCCATTGACTCATAATTTATCCCTCTTTCTTGTTTTGAAATTTCCCATTAGAAAAAATAAAAATGCTTCACAAATTTTCTTAATTAATTTTATATGTTTCATAATTTCTCCTGTCTAAATCTCTTGTTCTCTATTATTATAACTAATAAAGAACCTGCCCAATATCTTCAATTAAATTTCCTGTATCTTTTACTAAATCATATAAATATTGCCCATCTTCTTCTGGAACATATGTTTCTAAAAAATCTTCGATATTTTCTTCATTGTTATAATTAGGACATTCTTTCCAATGTAATAATAAGAATTCTTCAGTAATAACAAAGTTTGTTTCTCCAACATTTTCTCCAATATCATCTGTAACCCACTTTCTATTGAGTTCATATTCTTTTCGTATAGTCATATAATCAACCTTTCTATTTAAAACACTAATTTATTCTGTTATTTCAACCTTAATTTCTGTATTTCTCCAATTTCCTTGTAAATATTTTTTAGATACGGACGTTCCAGATTTGTAACTATCAATAAATTCTGTTAAGGACTCCATAACTTTATAAAACATTTCAAGCAACCAATAATGAGTATATGATATATGTATACCATCGCATAAAAACTCCCACAGAAAATCTTTTGCATCATCTTTACAAATCCAGTCTTCTTTGTCTATAAATTCTACTGAACCGATATAATCATAATAACTACGGCTAGGTATTGCTATTCCCTTATCAAAATCAATAAAATCATAATATTCATCATCATCTATTATTACTTCTTTATCCGTACAGCCAAATTTATCAGCATTTCGCAACCAGTAATCGCCATCAGTATATAATTTATAAGTAATAGTTATTTTCATTTACTTCACCTCTTTAAATAAAAAGTTATCTAAATCATCGTTTCATCGGATTATACACACCAATATTCTTCTCCATCCATTGCTCTTTTAACTTCATCAATAGACAAATCATATAAATCAGCAACAAAATCTATTGCACTATCAATAGATTGCAACGAAGCAAATTTTCTTCTGTCTCTAAGACAACTAATAGCTTGCCGCAAATTTCTTTCCTTGTGTAATAATTCCTGCTGTTTAACTACTGCGTATTTTTCATAATTGCTTTGACTCATAATTTCACCTTCCTTTTGAAATCCTCATTTCAAAGTAATTTATTTAACTTTTCCATAATTTCATTTTTGAAACCAATCACATTAAGAGCTTGAATAATACCCTCTGCGTATCCTCTGTGATTCTGTGCCTTTGTTTCCAAAATATGTCGTTCTGTTGTATCATAACATCGTGCCGCTTCTTCAAATTCTTTTTTAGAATTATTTGCATTTTGTATAGCTTCTTCCGCTAATTTTTCACACTTAATAATTTCTAATCGTGTCATAAAACCCTCCATTCTTCCAAAGAAACTCTTGATTCAATCTAATAATCCAATACTTCCAACACATCTGGATGATCTTCAAACCATGAATTTTCATCCAATTTCCATATTTCAATCCAATCTGTTTTAGCATTAAATTCATTAGAATGTGCATTGTATGCAGTTTTTACTTTTTCTCTTGCTTCTTCCACACTATCAGCAATAACAATTCCTGTTGCTAAATCCTTTACGGAATAACCATATAATCTTTTAACATTCATAATTACCACTCCCTTAACTCTTCATTTGCCTTATCAATCAAACTAACTGGAATTGCTTTAAAGTCTGTCACATAATCTTCCATTGCATTGATATGTTCTTCAATATATTCTTCCAGTTCCTTTTTGAAATCATCATCAGATACATTTGTTAAGTCGTCATTCCATGAAAAACTTGCGACATCACAATAATCATACGGATATTTATCAGCCCCATATCCATATCCTGTATCAACACCACCAACGTACAAGTCAAACCATAAGTGATTTCCCCAATCAATAATATCAAAGCAAAGATTCCCAACTCTTACGTTCCCAATATACTCTCCACTTCCTTCTTCATTTATATATACATGTTGTTCTGCCTTATATCTCTGAAACTCTGGCTGCAAATTCCATTTAAACTTCATATCTCATCACTCCTTCCACAATTCTTTATATGCTTTTTTAGCAGCTTCTTTTAGTTTGACTGTCCAATATTCATCCGAAAAGTCTATCTCATATGGGTAACAATCTTTCAATTTATCGTGTTCCCAAAGACCTTTTTCGTTTTTAAATATTCGATAGAAAGCACTATTGTACTCTGTGTTTTCTGCACTATTGTCAATGCAGAGATTGTAGTCAACAGCTTTCTCTTCATTTCCATACTCAGCGTCTCCCCAACTATCATAGTTTTCGTGTTTTTCAATACAGTTTAAAATTTCAAACTTACATATGCGAAGAGAAAATATATTCGGCGAAGCTATTTCTTCTATTTTATCGAAGAATAAAAGAATTTCGTCTGCCCTATCCTCACCAAAACGATTCTCAGCATCTTCAGAAGGTACTTTATAGTATTTTTTATCAGATTTATCAGATGTAACTATAATTACAAAATTATCCTCATAGTCAGCAATTTCTGCATCAAATAATTCAAGAAATTCATACAAATCTTCGTCATCATAAACAATGTTATCCTCGCATTCTACAGGGATTTCAAATTGATATAAGTCATTGTATTTATTTACAACATCTTGAAATGTCATTGTTTTAAGGTCGTTTAAAATTTGTTCAAAATTTCCCTTTTCTAACTCAAACCCCTCATGACAAAATCCAACTTTATCAGACAACCAATCTGAAATTTCTTCTTGATATGGGTCATCTGGGTTGTAATTAACTTCTAAATCGTAAGGGATTACCATTTCCTTTGGTAAATCCTGTAATGTTTCCTTATTATCTGTGTCCCATTTAATATTTATTGCTTTTAACATAATTCATCACTCCATTTCTGTAAATCCATTTCTCTTTAAATACTCTATGTAATCTTCAATATCCGATTTCTTTTTAACCTCAATATCTTCTGGATGATAATATCCATAAAAAGCATTCGTATATACCTTATATGTTTTATTTTCCATATCAACAATGAGATGATAATTATTTGCACAATCACCACGTTTCTTCCAATTCTTATCAAGCCAAAATAGATGCAATCTCATATAATCAACTATCCTTTCTATAATTCAAATTCCACGATTCTTCCAGAACTTAACACTACATATTCATCTCCGTTTTCTGCAATATGATTTCCAAGTTCTGTATAATCAAGAACCGCTTCAATATGATGATCTAATTCTCCAATCACGTTATCAATATAATTACTTGCCAAGTCATAAGCGGAATCGAATATTGCTATAATATGTAAATCATCTTCTGTTACATTGTCGTTAAAATTTCCAAGAAGTTCATCAATTTCCCTTTCCCATATATCCTGATCTAATAAGTATGCTCTTAATTCTTCCATTGTTTTATCCTCCAATCTTAAAATGAAATTGCTATTTCTTCATTCAATCCAAAATTACTTCTTTTGACTTGAGAAGTATAGAACAAGTCCTACACATATACAGTGTAGAATTATGTAATTAATTTCTTTTTGGTGTAACCTGTTGGAACATTTTTGTTGGTGACTGACCATACGCTTCACATATTGCACAGAAAGTTTTAATAACACTTTTCCATTCACTTTCGTTAATCCACTGAATAAAAGGCTTTTCGCCTCTCTGTTTCAAACAAATTCCATATTTATACTGAAGATTTTTGTAAAGTTCATTCCAAAGATTTCCAAATTGAACACCTGTCACAGCGGACAACTGTCTTACACCTGCATTTAATTTATTTCTGTCAGACCATGTAAGAATTTCACCAGCTAATGCTTTGTTGTCATTCTCTAACTTTTCAATATGTCTATTTTTGAATGCTATAAGATTTGCTGATGCTACTGCAACTGCATTTGCATCTCCACTTGCTACAGCTTTTCCGACACTAAGCATTAATTTCTGTTCTTCTTCAATATCTTCTGTCTTAGTTTCTGTTGAAGTCTTTTCTTCTATGTTAAGAAGTTGTGTTCTGACTTCAGCACTTACTTCAGACCCAGTTAGAAGCATTCCTATTCTAAGAATTGCCCTTCTTGGAAACACTTTAACTCCAGTATTAGGTAAAATAAGAGTTTCTCCATCATCAAACAACATTTTAATACTGCCTCTTTTTTGACTTGGACATTTTGTCCAATTCAAAAAATCATTTGCCTTTTTAATTGTAACTCTATCATTTGCAAATTCATCTTTATTTCTTTGATAAATTTTTTGAATTGTTTCTTCCGAAATTATAATATCTTCTTCCCCTAAAGCTTTTTCTTCATTGGTTTTAATAGAAGAATAATATTTTGCAATTTGTTTAACAGTTGCCGTTTCGTTATCAGGTAAAAGAAGTAACTTCTTTACTTTGTCTAATACTTCGTATCTTTCTACACACTTATCTCTAAGTTGTCTGTTGTCAAGTAATGGATTTTCTTGTTTTTTCTGTTCTTTTGTTAATTGCATATCGTATCTTCCTTTCTTAACGCTTTCTAATTTATGTTTTACTTTCTCCAATAATCTTCATCGGTTTCTATATCATCCTTTTCATACACTGGAAATCTATGGAGTTTCTCACCGTCACTAAATTCCACATATTCATCTTCAAGAATTTCACAATCCATTCCATAATCAGCAGGTTCAACTGTTTCAATATCAAATACTTCGTGGGTTTCTGTATTTATTTTACAACTTGTTTCAATTTCTCCTTCATCTGCCCATACAGATGTATAGGTACCATTTACAACCATCTTTATCACTCCAATTCAATTTCAATCCACATAACTTTCAGTTACATCGTAAATTTTATTTACATCAAAAAATAAAACTGTTTCATTTGGCAACTCATCATCAAAACGATTTTCTCTTTCTGCATATGGCAATTCATAATACTTGCCTTCATTTGTTGTGATTATTACGTAGCCCACTCCATAATCATATATTTCTGCTCCAATTTCTTTCAGGAATTCATATAGATCATCATCTTCAAAAACTACATTATCTATACATTCTACTGGAATATCTTCTTTACGAGATTCTTTATTATATTTTTCCATAATTTTTTCAAATGTTGTCTTCTTTAACTGATCTAATAAATTTTCAAAATTCATATTTATTCCTCCTTAATACTTTCTGTTTACCTTGTTGTCCCACATATTATTAAAACGTAGCAATGATGCTTTGATTCTGTCTTTACAACTATCACGGCACTTACTGTCATCATCACATAGTGAACAAGGCAATATTTCTGTATGGCAATGAGAACATACTATAGATTCATCTCTCATTGGATTGAATTTAAAGTCGGTTTCCATCTCACATTCTGGACACCATTCTGTCCCATTAAAGCTCCGATTTAAAAATTTTTCTTGCTGTTCAGATATAGTTAAACTCATAATTATGCCTCCTTTTTTCAGTTAAAACTAACCATAACAATTTTGTTTTCTAATAACGCAAGGTCATACCATTCTTTACTATCTTCACTGGTATATTCCTCCTGTAAAAATCTTCTTGCTTCTTTATTAGACTTAAAGCCGTTTTCTTTTTTAATAAGATTGAATAACCAATCTCTTTCAACAATTACAATGATTTCACAGAAATCGCTTTCTTCTTCTTTATCCGTATCTGGATTGTAACAAAAACATTCATCACTTACACAAAATGCGATTAAATCTTTATGTTTTTCAAAACCTTTATATCCAAAATACGCAACTTCTCTTAATATTCTTTCTCTTACTGCGTTCATACTTACACCTCCACAATTTCAAATGTAACATTGTGAATATGCTTTGAATTATATCCACCACCAGCAACTAGCTTTAAATCTCGCTTGATATAATTAATACAATCCTCTTCTGTGTAATCATCATTAAATGTATATGTATCATCAAAGCTCAATACCTTATTCTCTGTCCAATCTTTAACATATTTAACATCTGGATGATTTTTGTCTATCGTACAATTTATTTTTCCGTAATATTTCATTTAAATCACTCTCCCTTCAGATTAGGACACAAACCAAGTCCTCCGTCAATTTCTGGTAATCTTCTATAGGTATTTCTATGAATACAATCTTCCTTCATACATCTGTGGCAATAACATTTCTTATATTCCTCGTAAGACATTTTATAATTTGTCTCTTTAAATCTCTCTTCTGTCATCATAATTCGTTACCTCACTTTCTAAATAAACAGTTCTTTCAACTGATTTTATGTAGTATATTCTTTTTCTAAAGGTAAGATGATTTATGCCACCTTACTAGCTAACTTTGGATTTACTCCTGCTTTTTCAAAAACTCCTTTTTTTCTATTTTCAATAAGTTCATTAAATTTATCTTTACCGTTTTTATTAATACATTCTTTTAATTTCTGCATACATTCTGTTTTGTTTTTTCCTGATGTAATATTCAATCCTGTCTCTTCATGAGATAATTTCCATGTATCACAATCACAAAACAAAAACATTTTAATTCCATATTTTTCAACAGGTTCTGCAAGCACTTTCTGCCATGTAAAATTTCTTAACAATATATAGAATTCCTCTTTCTGCACCTCTTTTTCTATCCCTCTTTTTTCTGATTTATTATGTATTTTATAACCAACAGCTTCTTTAAAATCTGCACTTGTAATACTATCAAGATATGCTATTCTATCTTTATATCCCTTTGGTAACTTTAAGCCTGTAAGACATTCAAATATCTTAATACTTGCCTTGTTATCGTTGTGCAATCTTGATTTCACTTCATCTTTGCACCTTGGTTTATCATAGTTATTAATGCAAACTGCAAGAGTATAATTCCAAGAATCTTCCTTTCCATATAATGAAAGAAAAATTGAATTAATTATCTCAATCTGAAAATCAGGGAGATTGGTAGTTTCGGTAAACATCCATTCTTTAAATTTGTCTTCCTCCTCTTTTTCTTTTAACTGTCTTTTTCTTTCTTCTTCCTTTGCTCTTTTATCAGTTTCCATCTTTTCAATATCAGCCTTACTTCTAGCAAGTATTTTTTCTTCTGTGTCAATCTTATTGTCGAGGAGATATTGCACAAAATCATATTCTGTTTTCTTTAATTCTGTATATGTTTTCGTATCTTTGTCAAAAAACATATATAGCGTTTTCGGTTTCGTGCGTTCTCCATTTCTTTTAAGTGTTGTGTAATTCTTTTCTACTTTAAGATAACCACCTTCTAGTATTTTTGTGCATAAGAAATTTACTGCACTCATTATTTTTCCATTGTATCTATATAAGTGATCTAGTGTATTTTCCACTTTTGTCTTTTGTGGTTCTTTTATGTTGTCTGTAAATCCTAAATAACTTTTAATTTCTAACATATCAACCAACCTCTCTTTCATAAGCACTAATGTCAATTCTGTTTAGCTTAAAATTTAAGTTCTTACTCCAATTCAACTCACCTGATTTTACTGGCAAATCATTATCGTTATAATATCCATAGATATTTGCCTTATAAATACGCCATCTTGCACCATCTACATGTAATACTGAATAAACTAACTTGTCATTTTTGTAGAAGTCATAGCAGCTACAATCAATATCAAGATAATATTTATATCCGTTTTCATCCTCTGCATTGATTATAAAATCTTCTCTGTTCATTCTTGATATTCTTGATTTACCTATTAGTTCTGCCTTGATTGCATCTGGAATATCTTCAATCTTGTCTAATAAGCTTGAATTAACGAACACAGGCTTCTTTTCTTTTCGTTCATATAAATTTGGAAATTTCTTTCTAAATCGTGCTGCTGTTCCACAAATATATTCATATTTGTTCATTTCGCATTCTCCTTCCTAATAAATAAGACAGACACATATATTTGCGTCTGCCTTATTATTCTCTGTATTAAACTTCCTTAACTTCTAACATTTCATACTCAACATCACCATTATCAAGTCCGTAAATTCGCTTACATTCTTCAATAGATGATACTGTACAGCTTTGTATTCTCCACTCCCAATTACTCATTGCATCTCTATATCTGAATGTAATATTAAGCATCTACATTATCCTCCTTTGGTGTAATAAGCTTTGTAATCTTATCTCTGAAAATTCACAATATCCGTGAATACTTCCGTCATTATAAACCCAAAACCAATCGTTATCATCATTCCAAAAAATCATTACCTCATGTCCAATTGTCACACCCTCAAATACAAAACTTTTACGGTCTCCATTTTCAGATTTAAAACAATCATCTACTGTAGCATCACTTACTCCATTTTTCTTTAAGACAAGATATAAATATCTTCTAAGATTTTCTAAATCTCTTTCTGTTTGAATATCAAATATTTCAACTCTTTCATCTTCACTACAGTTATCGTTTATATTAGCATGTAAAATATAGTTTTTATTTCCCATTCTTTTTAACTCTTTGCTTACTGCAAACAGTGCTGATTCTTCATATTTTTTACATTCTTCTTCGTTACTAAATACAGTTCCATCCTCTGCAATGTACTCTGTTCTTACAAGTTTCTCAATTGTTTCTATTTTTCTAATTTCGTTTACCTTCATAATTTTAGTCTCCTTTTCTTATACTATATATTGTATTTACTTGTTTTATGTACCACTATATCTTGTAATTATTTTGCCAAGAAATTACAATTTCAATCCCAATTAAAAGTTAATTGTGGGAATGCTTTTTCAAGTTCAACTGAATTATTACAACTATAATCTCCGATACATTTTCCATTTTTATAAATATTGCCTCTATAAATACAGTCGCAATCATAAAACGATATATCAATTCGATCTGCTTCCGTATGTTTATCTCCATACCACATATCAATTTTCAGCATAGCACTCAACCTTCCTTTCAATTCTAAATCTCATATTTTCTGGATATGATTCGTAAATCCTTCTACACCAATCTTCATCCTCAATACATTCACTTAAATACTTGTTATCAGGCGTAAAATAATATGCTTTATGTCCTTCTTCTGGCGAATCTTCTTTTGTGTCTTTCCATTTTGTGATAATTACCATTTTATATTTTTTGTCTCCATCATATTTTATGCCAGCTGAATGTGCTGTATATAATTTGTATTTACTCATCATTTGTTCCTCCTCTATATTTGCCTTTGTCATAATTTTTTCTGCTTCATCATTAAGTCCCTTTTGTTTACAAATGTTTGCAAGTTCTTCAATATCTTCATCCATAACTTCTCCGTTTTTATATTGTTCAAGAAGTTCATCCAAAAATCCCTCGTTTCCATGATAGCCAAGTGAATAAAAATTTTCTAATTTATCTCCGTTCATCATAGCTACTTGATAATCAGAATTAACAAGAAACACATTTCCACTATAAAAATTCATCATCGGCACTACTTCGTCACCATAGAAGTCATCGGGTAAACCTTGCTCACGCATTGCTTTTAATAATTCTTCAAGCATTGCAAGTTCTCTGTATCCAAATCGTGATAAATCGGTTGTTGTTATATCATATTTTTTACTCATAATCATTCCCCTTATACTGCTTTTAAATTATTCCACCATGTCTTTCCTCCACCTTCAATTCCGTAAAAATCAAGAAAAGAATTTATATGTCTCATTGTTGTCGCTGAATATCCATTCCATAATTTCTGAAATTTGCCTTTATGAATTCTACAAACAATTGTGTTATAACTTGTAAGTTCAATATCTCCGTTGTCAAATTCAGTTACCATTGCTTTTCCATAAAATGATTTACCTCTTCCATTCACAACTGGCAAATCAAAATTCTTTATAGATTTTTTCATAATTCGTTCCTCACTTTCTTCCAATAAAATAGGCAGCTAGGTATTTATTCTCCTAACTGCCTTTGTGTTTAATTACTAAATTTCATATGCTTCATCGGGTGAAACATATTCATTGCACCATTCACAACAAACATATTCTTCACCCGACTCGTCTTCAATAAAATTACCTTCTGTGTCGTAATCTCCATACACGATTTTATCAGCATCATCATATGAACTTAGCTGCCTTGAATACTGTTCTCCTTCGTGGTTTTCGATTGAGTTTAAACAAGTTTCACACACAATCATTTATCTTCGCTCCTTCATTGAAATATCTGGGAAAACATCATCTCTTACACGATGAAGAATTTCTTCTGAATAATTCTCATCAATTATTCTATTATTCTTTTCTGCCATTTCTCTTGCTTCATCTGGTGTAGTTCCGTTTACCCAGTCTTGCAACTGTTCTAAATTATCTGCTTCAACAACTAATTCTATTGAATAATTTAATCGTACTTTTGCTTTCATTGATATACCTCCAATTTATTTAGTTTAATTTCTTATTGCCTTTAATTTTACAACGCCTTTATATATACTCAATCTATGTGTTACATAATCTTCTTGTGCCCAATCATAGTCGTATATATACCATAGCTCGTTTTCGCGGTTTAATCTAAACTTTACATCATTCATTAATTTGCAAATCTTATTTGCACTTGAATTAGGAACAAAAAAGGCATTCTTTATTGAATGCCTGTATTCCATTCCCTTTTGTGTTTTAGCTATTAATTTCATTTAATTACCTCCAATTATATTAAGAAATCTTAGTTTCAAAGTCTATTCCATATCAGATTTTAATGCTTCAATGTTCGTAATTGCAGTATCAATTACTTCAATAATACTTTCCATTTTATCTTTATACTGCAATTTACTTTTGTAATCTTCCATATCAGTTAGAAGATTTTCTATTGCTTGCAAACAATAATTCTTTTCTGATTCTCTTCTTGATTTTTCTTGGCTTTTTTCATAGAATTTTATCAAAATATCATCTGGCATTTGTCTTGCTACAATTTCAAGTTCCTCTTCAAGTAACTGATTATTATTTAAAACCTCATCATCTGGTTTATAACCTAAAAAATCAGCTATCATTTCTGCATCTTCACCAAGCATCATTTCAATTACTTTATCAATCAACATAATTTTTCCTCCAATTTTCTAAAGAAATGCGAATTTCAAAGCTATATATTGACAATTCCCTTTATCAACCATAACTTTTCTTTCAGCATCTCATTCTCTTTTCTTAACATCTCAAATTCTGTATAAACATCGTCTTCGTCAACATTTTCTGTTTCCAAATCATCATAAGTGCAGTTAATTTTCTGCATAATAGTTTCAAGTGTTTCTTTTTGCACTTTTTTGATTTTCCCGCGTTCGATTTGGGAAATATAATTACCAGCTTTGCCCATTTCTTTCGACAAATCATCGGTTCTTATTCCAACTTCTTTTCTTTTGCGTTTAATTATACTTCTCTGATAATCAGATAAAGCAATTTTGTCCACTTTCTCTTACCTCCAATCCATAGGAAACACGCATTTAATCAGTTAATTTTTAATCTGCATAATATAACCCCCATTTTACTTCGACAACTTCCCAAGTCCATTCATATTCTCCATTATATGATGAAAGATATGCTGTACCGTCATCACTAATTGTTAAATCAATTAAATCTTTATCTCCGTCATCTGCATTATTCACTTCTTCTTCATAAGTGTTTTGTGCATCCTTTTTGAGAAATGTATAAGCATCATCCTCATTATCGAATATATCATGGCTTGCAATTTCCTTTTCGTGAACCGCATAACAAATTACTACATATTTTTTCATATTATCACCTCTCACTTTAAAATGTTGTTTTCCTTAGGCTGTCGCAGTTTCAAACATATGAAAACTATAACTAGACCCAATTCCAACTTCACCATTTTGTTCACCGATGATTTCGCTTAATAAGTCAATCATTTCATTTTGACTTTTAGTTCCGTATAAAATATTTCTTGTACCTACCCATACAATGAAGTATTTATAACCCCAATAACAATCATCACCATTGTCAAATACAGGTGGATCTGTAGTGAAATATACTTCACCGTTTAGTTTGTTAGCTAACTGTTTTAATTCTCTTTTTATTTTCATATTATTACCTCCAGATTTTATTTTTATAAGTTATTGTATATGTAATTACAAGTTTCGATTATCTTTTCTCTGTTCGCAGCTTCTCTTTTGCGTTGCATTGTTTCAAAATGCTTTTGAGAATGTATAATAGATTTGTATACATCTATTGCAATCTTTACAGCACTTAATATTAATAGTGCTATTATCATAAATGTTATTCTTGTGCCAACGCCATAAGGCAATAAAAAAGCAACCATAAAAATGATTGCTAAAATTAATTTCTCTTTTTTATTTATGTATAAATGTTTCATTGTCGTTACCTCCTCTATTCTTCTACACCAAATTCATCACTATAGGCATCTACTTCACCCATTTCTGCTAAAAGTTCCTTAGCCTGCTTTACTTCTAGTGGAATAATTTTTTCTTCCCAAGTATAACCACAAGCATAAACAAAACCATATTCATACAAGAAGTATTCCCCTGTTTTCTTTTTATGTATTTGTTTACAATAATAACCAAAGTCTGAATGGTCAGTTGTTGATTCTCCTTTAGCTATTAATTTCGCTGTTTCAGTGTTGTACATTTTTCCATTAATTATTCTTTTCATAATATTCCCTCCTTAATTTGCCTTTACAGATACAATAATATCGTCTGTAATATTATTAGTTCCGTTATCGTTCATTGTCATTGTGACCTTTTCAGCTAGTTCGTAGCCCTTTATGCCTTTAAATTGCCACATTTCACCAGTTGTGTCAGTTACTGTAACAATATTTGCTATATCATCAAGGCTTGTTATTTTGCCTTGTATAGTATATATGTTGGTAATTATTGTGGCATCAACTGGTGTCATTGCAACACTTAAAACGCTTAATGCTGTAAGAATTGTCGCTGTTAAAAGTTTTTTAAATTTTTTCATAAAAATCTCTCCTTATTAATTTACTTTTAGGCATAAAAATAACAGCCACCGTTTGATGACTGTTATTTTAGTTACTGTTTCGCTTATTTATGCAAATATTTTTGAACAAACTGTGGAAGTTCATAATAATAGTAATCATATTCCTCCTCAATCTGTTCAGCCATTGTACCACAGTAATTTGTAGTCCAATCCTCCCATTCAATCCCTTGTTCCTCTTTCAGCCAACGGTGGAATGGTAATTTGCCTTCCGTATTAGGAGTTGGAATATTTTCAATATCAAAGTCTGTTTCTTCAATATTGTACCAATCCATTTCCCATTCATTGTTTACCTTTTCATAGATACTTACGCATCCATTACATTCCCAAGTGCTTGTTGCAATGGGATTTCCTGTTTCGGTATTTACACCGTACCAAAAGCCCTCTTTAAGGGTGAATCCGTGGTACTGGGCAGTTTCAAAGTCTGTCATTTCCTTTAATTTGAGCATAGTTGCCTCCTTATGTGAGAGTCCTCACCCCCAAATATTTTTATACGCATTTGGGTTGCGTTAGTTATTATGTATGGATATTGGTTTCCCATTTATATAAATGGTACTTACGGTGAGAACCACGGGAAGGTTTCCAACACTCCCACCATAAGGCAAAAATTAATTTGCCTTTTCATTATCTTCATCTTCGTGACGGCGTAATGATACACCTTTTTTATTTATTATTACATCGTATTCACCGTCACAGAAATCTTTCATTAGCCCTTCTGTAATAATAGATAACGGTAAACCGTAACTATTTTTACAACAGTCTTTGAATTCTTCAAAAAGTGTTTCTTCCAATGTAATATTTACATTCTTTGTAGCCATTAGACCACATCCTTTCAATGTATTTTTTTCTATTATTCTAACACAGTTTTAAAATAGTGTCAAAATGTAAATTAAAAGGATGTAATCCAATCTCCTGTTTCCCAGGCTTCCCAAACTTTCAACAGTTCTTTTCTGTTCGACTCTTTTATTTGTTGAATAAAGTTGTTAAAATATTCTATTGGTAGTCTAGGAATAATTGGGTGTTTTTCGTGTTCTGTTGGAATCCATTCTTCATCATCTACAGAACGCAAAGCTATATCTATCATTCTCTCACCTACTAATAAATAGTCGGCAAAAATTGATATTGTGCAATTTTTGCATTGATATTTTAAATGTATACCATCACCTTCAGAAGCTCTCTGAAGTATTATTGTTACTGTCTCAGCATTTAAGCCGTTTAAAAGTATTTTATTCATTAGTATTCCTCCTAGTATTCGTTTTTTATTTTTATGACGCAAACCCTCTTACATTATTACACCATTTTCTTTTAAGTATAATAATAAAAAATTGAGTGTATCCAAGTTATGGTTTTTCATAGTTGTATACACTTCATAAATGGCATCATAATCAGCCTTAAAAGCTTTTTTGATACCATCTAAAAGCATTTGGTCTATATCGGTGTCATTAATGTTACAGTAAATTATAATAAATTTTTTAATTGACATAGCATACCTCCTTGTGGGTAAATCTACCCCTTGCACATTTTTATACGCTTGCAAGTAGCGTTATTTTTTTGGCTTGTCATCATCAGTACACAAGTAGCCAACTTGCATAGACTAGGCATAAAGCCTAGTTTCGACTATTCATCGTCTTCTAACGGTGTTTCTTTATCAGGCACAATCATACCGTCAGAATTGATTGTTGCTGTACCTACTTCTAGCACAAGATTATTTCTTGCGTATTCAAGTGCAAGTTCGTGCGTTTCAAAAATGATGATGTGTTTTTCAGCTGGCATCATATCTAATACACACTTTTCAATTTTTACATAGCCGTACACTTCTAGCCCACCTCCTTTTATTGAACTTTATATAAAAATACGCACTATAGTTATATCAATAAATAATATATAGTGCATAAATTATAGCAAAATTTAATTTAATTCAACCAATTTTCCCATTGTAAATACGCCCAACCCATTCCAGGCGTATTAACGGTTTGCCGTTGACTTCAAAGAAAATATCATCTTCAGGTACTAGATTGTGCAAGCCATATTTTATAGCGTGTTTTGCACAATCTAGTAATAAGCTGTCAGGTGTAGTATCTGATGTTATAACGGTTACTGGTAATCCTAAGCAAGTTACCATTTAAAGCACCTCCAATTTGTAAATAACTAACTAATAGGTAATAAAAAAAGACTACCAAAAAAGGTAGTCTATAGGTATTATAGTGTTAAATCATAAAACCAGTGTCAACTGGTTTGTGGTTAGGCGTAATGGATTTAACCTTTTTACGCCTTGTAATTGTGTCGTTTGATTGCATAGAAATATATTCGTTGGGAGAATATTTTACTATGCAACGACCTTTTAAGCCGTTTTTATCAATCAAAGGTTTAATGAAGTGGTTATAGTAACCAGCCACGCACTTATTGTGTAGTTTGAGTGTTACCCATCTATCGCCTTTTAAAACTTTGATACTATTACTTGTGTAATCATCAATTAACCAAACTGAAGGCTGGTTAATGTTATTGTGCATAAGGTTAAAAGAACCATAACAGCTACCCTTTGAGAATATATAGTTATATAAATTGAATTGTTTTTTAACGACATTGAATTTTTTCATTTTTCATCACTCCTATATTAGTTACTATTAGTTAAAATTTATTACACTAAAAAAGGGACTATATAGCCCCTTTGGTTAGATTTTTTATATCGTTGGTACAATTTCAGACAATGCACCAAACAATTTTTTATTTTTTTCGCTATTCATCGGATATAAGTTAACGATATAGCCGTGGTTTTTATTCACATAGTTTTCGTATTTAGTAACACAATTTTCTACTGTATTACCAAATACATTCACATATTTTCTGTTAGTGTCAGTATCGTAGACACCGAAATATTTTAGCATAAATTATACCCCCTTATATTTCGTAAAGGTTGTTAGCAACCTTCGCTGGTCTATCCTTTTTAGAATAGCCGACACGTTCGCCAACTGTACTGAGAATAAGCTGACGAACCAGCTTATTTTTACTATTAAGTACCTGCTTGTTGCTGAGTGTTTCATAGTTACGAACACCCTTAGCGTTGAAAGTACCAGACTTAGTGAACGCCACACGCAAGATATAATCAAGCGTGCTAGTGCTGATGTTAGTTAGCTTAAAACTAGATTCAGCACCCAAGCGATTATTTATAAAAGCCATAATTTCAGCTTTTATATTTTTAGTGTCTTCAATTGTCACCTTGCTATTAACATAGTAGTTATAGCAAGCGTTGACTAATTCAACGCTACCCTTGAAGCTCACAGCCTTCAAAGGCTTGTAACTCCAAGCAAGGAGTTTTACAACACCGTCAGCTGTTTGAAAGTTTTTATAACTGCCGACATATTCAGTTTTAATCTTTTCAAGTTCTTGAAGTTCATTTTCAAGCCCTTCTAATTTTTCCTTATTAGTGCCGTCCTTGCTTTTTTCATTAGTAATGCTCTTTTTTACATCACTAATTTTTAAAGCAAGTTCAAGAGCAAACAAACCTTCCACAGCTTGCTTAAATTCGACTTCATATTGTGACTTTAAGTTGTTTAAACCAACCTTTTTAGAATTGATTTCAAACAACTTAAAATCGATAGTTGTGATTGTAGTTGTTTTTTCAGTTGTAGTTTTTGTAGTTGTAGTTGCTTTTGTAGCCATAATTATGCCACCTTTCTTTTAATTTTTTTATTTTGACAACTAGATACAGTTCTAACCTTTGAAAAAATGCACGCAAAAAACATTGTGCAACACAAGTGCAATACTTGTGCCGTCTTTTTAAGTTTATGCAATATTCGACACAACTTTTATTATTGTTAGCTGTTCTATACAGAACAGCCCCCTTTTTTGTTGCTAGTTTAATTTCTTCTATACAGAATACTTTTAAACTGTAATAATAAAAACTATGTTCTTGTTTTCAAAGTACACTAGTTTTTCAAAAAAACTAGAAAAAAATAGAGTATGTAAAATTGTAAAAAAGAAAAAAATAAATTTGAATTGTAAAAAAATGACATTTTAAGTAAAAAACAACGCACTTGACAAAAATATAAAAAGATG